GTTCGTGACGATGAGAGTCAATTCCTTTGGGCGAATGTCCCATTTGGAATCGTGCGGGAATGCGACTTTTGAAACGAAGAGGGTAAACCAGATACAAGTGTCCTTCACCCCTATTGTGCGAGATGGGCCAACGTTGAACACGGGGCCAGTACTGTTACTATTGGGTCGTTTCAGCCAAAACACATAGTCGCCGATTTGGATAAAATCTTTCGCTGGGGGTTCGTCGATCTGGATGCCGAGCAGTTCGAGCGCCTGCATCAAGTTCCTGCCGCGTTCCTTATCTCTTTCGGCAATCCGTTCATCGCGTTTCCGCTGCTCGGCGGCGTCCACCAAATTCGAGATCTGCTGTGCCGCGCGGATCTTGGCTTGCCATTCGGGGTAGTTGGTTGTGAGGGTTGCGTTCACGTTAACATCCTTTCTTGTGTATGCGGTTACAGAATTACTATTGATAAACGGCGTTATCGGGCGGTGATCACCGTGTTCAGGGCAAGCACCCCCTTGACGATCTCGTCGACGCCGGGGATCGTTTCCCGCAGCACCGCGATGGCCTGCCGGTAGGCGCAGTTCGCGCATGAGCAGCCGTCCGGCGCTGGCGCTGGATCGGGGCGCGGCAGGTGGCCGTCGCCGAAATGCAGCGGGTGACCATCGGGAAGGGTGAGAAAGTTCTCGTATGCAGGTGCATACGCGGGCGCGGCTGCGCGTGTCGGCAGTTCGTAACCGGCGTCGCGCACCGCGGCGAGGCCGTCCGCCGTGATGCGGTAGCGGCGTTCGTGCGTCTTCCCGCTCGCTTCTGCCCAGCCTTTGCCGATGGCGGCCTGCCGGTTGTGGTGCGGAATATCGGCGACCGTATTCGTGCCGTACCAGTGCGCGGGGTTCGCGGCCAGCCGCAGCAGGAACTCGGCCACCGTCTTATGCACGCTCGGCCTGCCGCGCCGCGTCCGCTGCGGCTTGAGCGGCTCGCCGATGCGCCCGGTCACCAGTGCCACCCGCCCCGCGTCGGTGATCTGGTGCAGGTCGTAGTGCGCGTCGTGCTGGCGGATCAGCCCCAGCTCGCACAGTTCCCACAGCGCGTCAGGCTTGAAGGCTTCGAGGTTCGTCCAGTCCTGCCCGCGCTCCAGCCGTGCCACGTCCAGCGCGACCAGCACATCCATTTGCTCACGCGTTACCTGTTGCATTCGACTCGTCCTTTCTCTCGATCTCGTAAATTTCGGTGGCGAGCAGGGCGTTCGATTCCGGCTCGCTCAGTGTTCGGTAGCCCAGCCGCACCAGCAGCAGCGCGAGGCTGCCGGCTGGCACGACGACGATCAGCTTCTGCGTCGGGTGCAGTAGATGCACGGTCTCACCAGTCGGCATGGCGCGTCGCCAGTTGGAACAGCACGTTCGCGTCGCCGGGGCAGGTGAAGTCGATCTGCTCGCGCGTCAGCTTCACGCCCGGTCTGGGCAGCAGCACCATGCCGATCAGGAAATCCGGCCAGCCCAGCAGCGCCACATCGCAGGCCTTCAAGCCTTCGCCGCGCCGCGCCTGCTCGACCATGCGCCACGCATCATCCGGATCGAGGCCTTCCAGCGCCGGGTAATCCTCGAAGAGTTGCAGCACCGCCAGCGCCGTCGTCATCGCAGCACCCGCGCATTCAGCACGCAGCCATAGTCGCGCAGCATGTAGTAGGGGATGGCGACGAAACCGGTGGCGCGGTCGCGGTTGCGGATCGTGCCGTAGTGCGCCAGCAGGCCGCTCGCCCGCAGCTTGTGCAGGTCGATGAGCATCCACTCGCTGATGGTGAGGTCGTGCGTCCAGCCGTAGAGGTACAGGTCGCCATGACCGGCCTGAATTTTTTCCAACTCGGTTTTCATGCCGCTGCTGCGCACCGAGCGGATGGTTAAGTCGCGCTTCCAGTATTCGGCGCGTCGCAGCCGGATCGCGACCTTCTTCTGACCGGCGACCGACAGCAGCATGTCGGTGGCCTCTTTCATGTCCTGCTGCGCCGACGCCACCTCGACGTTGAAGATGTACATGGCGTTCGCCAGCAGCAGGCGCGAAACTTCTGGCAGGAATCCGTCCTGCCAGTACCAGTCGCGCTGGAAGTCAACTCGCAGCTTGTTGTTGATCATGGGACACCTCGTTCCCCCAAACCGTCCAACCGTCGCGCGGCTGGCGGGCGAACATTTCAAGGCGTGGGCCGGGGCTGGCGAGTTCGACGCGGTCGTAAAAGGCGTCCGGCTTCTCGCTGTGGCGTCCGCCGAACCCCTCGAAGCTCAGCTTCAGCCCCATCTCGATCAGCCGCAGCCCGCCGCGCGCCGCGAAGATCACGTGCTCGGTGTTGAACATGAAGTGGTAGGGCGTCATGCCGGTGGGCTTCACCCACGTCAGCAGGCACTGGTAGCCGAAGCCCCAGCTTTCGGCGAGGCGCAGCGCGGTCGGCAGATACTTGTGCGTCGTCCACAGGTACAGGTGGCAGCCGTCGTCCGCCGCCAGCCCCGGCACTGGCAGCGCCGCGATGTCGTCGATGGTCATCGTCGGATAGTCGAGGTACGTCCCCTGATTCGGGCGCGCGTCGCGCTCGATCTTTTCCACCGGCCACGGCGGGTCAATCGCGATGCAGCGGTACTTGCCGCTCGGCGGTGGGGTGAGCAGCGCTTCTTGGCGCTTCTGCCGCTGTTCTTCGCGCAGCTGTTTGCGCCGTTCGATCTCGGCCTGCATGGCCTGCTGCTGCTCGACGTAGCTTTGCAGCCGCGTCCGGATGCGGCTCTCAGGCGGCAGCCGCTGCAAATCGGCCTGCACCTGATCCAGCGACGGCGGCGTGTCGGCTTCCGGCGTCTCGTCGAGGATGCTGCCGGTATCCAGTTCGATGACCTCCACCTCGTCGCGGTAGTCGTCCTCGAGCTGGCCGTAGCGCAGCGGCGGCGGGCTGCTCATGCCGGTGTGCGGCGAGACAGGCGGTGTGCTGGTGGCGGGCGGTTCGCGTGGTGTGAGCACCGGCCCGCGCGGCGGTGTGCCTTTGTGGTCGGCGACGATGGCCTTGGCGATCTGGTGCGTCACCGGCTGCCCGCTCTGCGCCAGCTCGATGGCTTCCTCGCGCGCGCTTTCCGGTGTGGATGGCGCGGCCAGCAGGTACAAGGCCGATGCGCCGAAGGTCAAATCGGACAAATTGTCCGATTTAAATGTTTGAGAAACTCGGATAAAACGTCGAGCGGTTCGATCAGTCCAGCCGAATTCGATGCTCAGCCACTTGCCAAACTGGCCGTGGTCGAGTCGCTCTTTCACCGTGATCAGGTGGTTGCCGATGTCGATGATGTCCTGCGCGGCCTTGCGTGCCAGCGTCTTGATCTCGCCGGTCTTCTGCTGCACCACGATGCGCGTTTCACTGTCGAGCGCGGCGTAGTCGAAGATCTTCTTCGGCACATGCGCCGGCAGCCATATTGTTTCCTCGCCGTCCGGCTTGAGTTCGACTTCCAGATCACCCCACTTATCCAGCCTGCCGAGTTCCAGCACCGTGCCGGTGCGGTCTTTCCAGCGGCCGGGGAAGGTGCAGCGATCCCCCGGCTGAAGCGGCGAATCGGGCGGGATGGGGTAGGTGGGCTGCGCGGTGCGGTTCATGCCGATGTTGGCCTGCCGTCCGCCCAGCGCGGTGTTGGTGTAGGTCGGACGCTTGTTGTTCAAGCGGCTGCGGTTCAGCGCCATTACCAATCCCCCTTGCTCGCAGCATAGGCTCGCGCCAGATGCTGTTCGTGCTGCGCTTGAGTGTGCGGGAGGTTGCGCAGGCAGGCCGGGCAGTCCGGGTTGTATTCCGGATCGTCTTCGTCGAAGTCGTCCACTTCGTGCAGCCATCGCTCGTATTCGGCGATTTCCTGCGGCGTCTTCAGTCCTTCGTTCATCGAATGGTTCTCCGTTGCTGTTTCGTTCGGGTTGGGTTAGAGCGGCTTTTCGATCATCTCGACCATCGTCACCGCGCCGTCATCGGCGACGACAATCCACTTCATGTCCGCGCCGGGATGCCGCGCCACGACGCGTTTGTTCCGGGCAACGCTCGCCAGCACCTCATCCAACTGGATGAGCGCGGTCGTGCGTTCGCTGCCGAGCGGCTGTGTGTACTGCTCGCCGTTGGGCTTGGTGATCCGCGCTTCGTACAGCCGGTCGGATTCGTGGATCATCTCGATCAGTGCGACCGGCTCGCGCGCCTTCAGGGGGATGATTTCGAAAAAGTTGGGGCGGCTGATGTGGCTCACCGAGTGATGGCCGTTCATCAGGTACTCGCGCCACAGGTGGTTGAAGAACATCGCCGCCAGCGATTTGTCCTCGCCGAAGTTGGCGGTTGCCGTCTCTTTCGTCTGCGGGTCGGTGACGATTACCTTCCACATGATGGCTACCCTTCCACTTCGACAAGGACAGCTACCCGGCGCATCTCGATGTGAACTTTCATTTTTTTCAGCCAGTAGCGAACGGAGGTGGGTGAAACATTCAATGCTTGGGATGCGGCGATTACAGAACCATGTTTCTTGATAGCCCCACGAACCAAGTCTTCTGTAGATACACCTTCTTTCTCTGCCATCTCTTTTAGTCGATTAGGTTTTTGCAAGTTGCTCACATGACACTCCTGTTTACCTACCTAATTAGGCATATTTTGAGGCAAAAAGAAACCAACCTAGCGGGCTGGTTGTCGAATTAGGTATCTAAATCATATATCCAATTGTTTATTGTGTCAATAAAGTAATTGCCTTATCATGATAGGTATATGTCAAAGTAGGGGACTCGAAGTGGAAAAACGCAAACGGGTTTTTAAGGGGTCTCGGTTACGCCAAATACGCGAAGATCGAGGGTACACTCAAGACGAGCTTGCCATGAATATTGGCCTTGGTCAGAGCCAAATGAATAAATATGAAAACGGCAAGAGCGAGCCATCCCCTGAGATCATCAAGCGGATTGCTCAAGAGCTTGGTGTTTCAGCCGATTACCTTATCGGTTTAGTTGACGAGCCTACTCAAACATTCGCCGAGACTGCAACCCCTAACGAGAGAAAGATCCTCTTGGCTATGCGCCGGGGTGATTATGCAACTGCGATGAAGTTGATGGCAGACGAACTCAAACAAAACGAGTCGTCCGATCTTCCTCACAACCAGCTTTTATTGAGCACGTAATCTTGATGGCACGTCTTATCTATCGAGGCGATAGGATTCAAGAACTGCGTGAAAAGATGGGGTTCAATGTCGATCAATTGGCTGAGCGTCTGGGTGTGACCAGTTCTTATCTTAAAGCCATTGAATATAACAAACGAACCCCGTCCCCCAGAATTTTCGGCAAGCTCTGCGCAATACTAAAAAGTAATCCTGAATACATTTTCGGCTTCTCAGATGCGCCTGACGGAATTTACGCAGGCAGTTCTGTTGAGGCTAAGGACAAACAATTAATTGAAGCAATGCGTCGGGGTGATTATGCGACGGCAGTGAAGCTGCTTGCCGAAGATTAAGTATGTGATTTGATCCACATATAGATTCTAAACCACGTTGGAAAAATGATGGGAACCATAAAAGCAACAACTATTTTCCGTTTCCAAAGTGGAAGTCCTTTGCAAAATGATACGAAATATAGAATCTCAATCTCATTCATATCCAATCCCCTACAAACGACTTATGAACTAAAAACATAGCACATCTGTTCCGAATAAGGGTGTCCACCAGATGAATATCTAGTTTGGTTTGGGTTTGAAAATGGTTTGAAATTTTTTATCAAGCAGTTATTAGCGTGAAACCTATATTTGGAGTAGCAGATTTTAGACACTATCGGCAGGAGTAAGGACGCACGTTCTAAGGGGGCATGAGTGCAGGTTAAACGACTACGCGGAATCATTTGGACGGCGGTCAGCACCGCCTCACAGGCCGACGAGGATGAACGGGCGAGCATGGGCAATCAGGAAGCCGATCTGCGCGCCTTCTTCGAAAAGGAAGGCATCGAGATCGTCGACGTGCTGCGCGTGCCGGGGCATTCGCGTAACTACAAGAGCCTCGACGCGCTGGCGGCGCATGCGCGCAAGGAAGGCATCGACGCCTTCGATAAGCTCATCCAGCATCTGGAGGCTGCCGACTTCGACGTGATCGGCGTGCGCGATGCCAACCGCTTCGCTCGGCGCGCGTCGCTGCTGCACTACATTGCCGAAAGTATCGTCGAGGACTGCGGCGCGAAAATCTATTCGCTGAGCGATGGTTGGGTCGATAGCTCGAATGTCGATGTCTGGGCGATGGTGAAGGGCTACGAGACCAACAAGCAGCGTAAGTGGATTTCAGGCGAGTTGAATCGAGGTAAGGACAAACTTGCCGAAAAGGGGTTGCCAGAAGGTAGGGTACTATGGACGCACACCCTTATCCGTAATCCCAAAACCGGCAAGGCCATCGGGATGGTTATTAATGAGGAGATGAGGCCGATTACAAATGATATGGCGACGTTAATCCTCAAGGGAGTCCCTTGGCATCAACTAGGCATCGAGTTGTACAGGCAGTTTGGTCACGTTTCAGCACGTGATGGCAAACCATTTAATGGACGCAGCCTATATTCACTGCTGCATAGTCCAACGTTTTGGGGGCATCGCGCCCGCCATGTGAGAGAGAATTCGGGAGGGTATGGGGCGTGGGCGTTTGACGAACATGTTCCGCTGCCGAGCGGTGTTCAGATGTATCGAGATGTGTTACCCGCCGTTTATACAGGCGCATTGGGCGAAGCCATCAAAGCGGAATTACGTCGAAGAATGACTTTGCGAGGACGAGCACGGCCAGCAACCACCTATCGTTATAGCAATCTTTTCGTCTGTGGTCATTGTGGGAAAAAGATGTCGGCTCACTCACAAAGAAATGTTTATTACGGGATGAGATGTGTAGGCCCTGCGATCTATGTGCGAGAAGGGGGTACCATTTGTAATCAGTATCGATATACAAAACAACGCCATTTAGATACCGTCATCAACTCGATATTGCTGGATTATATCGAGGGAAGAACCCCTGCAATCTTAGAATCGGAAAAACGACCGCAGCCAGACACCGCATCTGTAGCCGCCGAAATCCAAACCTTAGATCGCAAGATCGATACGCTTATTTATGAACAGTCGCAGCAGCCCGCCGATGCTCAGCCTTACTACCGGCGTTCGATTGCCCAGATGGTCGAGCGAGTAGAGATTCTTAAATCTCAATTATCTGAGGCGACGCGTGAAATGTCGGCACAGGTGGAAGCGGAGGCTCGGCAAAAGCATGCCATCGACACCATACGCGCGATGACTCTCGACACGTTCTGGAAACTTCCAGAGCGCGAGATTAATCAACTTTTACATCAGGTTATATACAATAAGCGTCTTGTTGTCCGAGATCGTAAAGTTGTTGGGTCACGAGATCGTTAAATCTGTATGTTTCGTGTTAGTCTAACCTTTATCAAATAAACGCTAAACATACACGTTGTTCGCTCAGCACACACCTGATTCTAAGCTGAAATGCCTTGACTGGGGGCGAACACAGAGCAATCATGTGATCAAGATTAGATGAGGATAGAGACATGGAAAACAGCAACCGCAACGCCGAATTTGACAAGATCATGCGCCGGGTATACCGCTTCAGCCGCCTTGATCTCGCGCAGGATTTCGCCTACCGCAGCATCCCGCCCTACTTGGTCATGCTGGGTGACGCGGATCTCGACCGGTGCGAGTATTGGGTTGTACCGGCCGGGGTTGCGCACAAGCTGGAGGCGATGGGCTACGAATACGCTGATTAACCCCCCCAGTTCCCCCGATCCCCGCGAGCGCTAATACTTGCGGGGATCTTCCCGGCACGCCTCGATTTCCCTCACGCACAGCCGCAGTTCGTTGATATTGAAATCCGTGACGATAGGTTTCGGCGGCGCAGGCCAGCCGAATTCCGTTTCCAGATCCAACATCACCCGGTCGATCACCTGAACCGCATGCAGATGCGCGGCCATTGGCACGGCCATCTTCATCGGCTGATGACCGATGTACTGCCATTCACCGACGACATGCCGGCAGCTGCTCACACCGGCTCGCCAGCGCCGCCACTGGCCGATGAGTTCCAGCGTCAGGCTGTGCGGCTCGCCGTCCTTCCGCAGCGTCCACTGCACGATAAGATCGTTCAGCCACGTGACCGCCTCGTCATGAACCGGTAGACCCATCGTTGGCGCGATGCGGTTCATTTGCGCCTCCGGGCGGGAAAGCGGCGCATCAGGTAGCGTGGCTGCCAGTAGCCGCGACCACGCTGGACGAGCCGCTTGGTTAACCGGCGCGTGTTACGCATCGGCCACCTCGCTTTCGCTCACGACCACAATCGGCGTGTTGGGGTAGCCGTCCACCGTCACGCGGTCGATGAAGTCGAAAAGTGCGGCGTAGGCGGCCTTGTGGTCATCCACCGCTGCTTTCGGCAGCCGGTAGCGGATGGTGTAGGTGAGGTCGACCAGCGGATCAGCAGGATCGGGATCGGGCGCAGGCGGTGGGTCGGGTTCCGGATCAGGCTGGAAGATTGGCACATTGTCGAGGTAAGGACCGAACACAAACCCCTGATAGCCCGGACTGCTGCTGGTGACTCGAATGGGCAGCCAGAGGCCGGTGGTGCCGTTGATGGTCTGCTGCACCCGTTCGGCGGGCTTGAGCAGCTCGGCAGGGATGAAACGCCCCTCGACCCACTTGGCTGGTGGCAGTGAACCCACGGCGGCGGCACTGGTGGACGGCGAGCGGCGAACGGTGAGGGCGCTGTTGGTGAAGATCGAGCGCAGCTGCGCCGGGATGCTGCGCTGGTCGAAATCGGCAGGGAACTGCGGCAGAGTGGTTGTGGTCACGTTGATGTAATCCTTTCCGTACCAGTAGGGCAGTCGAAATAAGCCCTTGTCCGCATAGGTTTGCAGGCGATCCCAGAAGGCCGCCTGTTTGAAGAGGTCGAAGCGATGCCATTGGCCGGGCTTGCCGCCGAAGGTCTGCTGATCGCCCACGCTGTAGAGGTGGCCGATGGCGTTACGCGGGATCAGTTCGGATTGGAAAACCGTCGCGACCAGATCGGCATACAGCGCCGGATCAATCGTGTCGCGCCAACCCCATTCGGCGTCGAGCGTCCCATCGGCGAAGAAATGCACCAAGCCGATCTCGCCAATCGCGAGGGGCAGGTAGTGACGCGGGATGTCCGGCACGCGCTTGAAGATCTCGTCGACGCGGTCGATGTGACCGGCGCGCGGGCCGTTGGTGGCGAAGTAGGCATGCGGCGCGAGCCACACGAGCGGGTGCTGCTGGCTGTCGATGCGCGGCTGGTTGACGGCGGCGGCCAGCTCGAACAGCGCTTTGCTCTGGCCGATCTCATCAGGCCGGTAGCGCGGGTTGCTCGAAGGCAGCAGATGTTCATCGCGGTAGCCGCCCGGATTGCCGGTGGCGATCTTGTAATGCACCGATGCCCAGCCGCGCGGCGCGGTGAGGTCGATGATTTTGCGGCTGAAGTCGGTCTGTTTGCTGAACGGGTTGGTGAGCGACTCGTTGTAGGCCGCGCCCACACAGCCGATCTCCAGCACGTTCTGGAAGTAGCGCACCCACTCTTCGGGCGTGATCTTCCCCGGCATTTCCTCGTCCTTGAGGTGGTTGCGCCACTTGCGGTAGAAGACGGTGGTTTGTGGCCGCCGCTTGCGAAACTCGTAGGCGAGGCTGAAGGCTTCTTTCTCGTGCGTCGCCTCGACGATGGTCACCTGCGCCATGTTGAAGCGGTCGGCCATCTCGAGGCAGTAGACCGGATCAAGCTGAGCGCTGTCGAGGATGTTCATGGCGAGGTTGTTGGGCGGCTGTCGAAGCATGTATCACCTGCGAGGAAGCTACTGCCGCCAGCGTGAGCCAGCGGCAGGCGGATCAATCATCAAAATGGGAACGATCAGAGGTAAGACAGGATGTTGCTGAAGATATTGCCGATGGTCGGCCCCAGCAGCGCCAGCACGACGATGACGACGACCGCCACCAGCACCAGAATGAGCGCGTATTCGACCAGCCCCTGTCCATAGGGGGACGCCCGCTGCGACTGAAGCTCATCGCGCGACGTACCGAGCAGCGGCACACCGCCTTTGACCGTGTTGTACCAGAGCGACGAACCGCCAGCCGTGCCGAGCAGAATGGTCAGGATGGCCGTTGCCAGACTCGCGCCGGTGTCGAAGTAACTGCGTACCCCCGCCGCGTCGGTGATCCATGCCAGTACAATCACCCCCAGCGAAACGCCGATATTCAGGATCTGCGCCGGGATTGCGTCGAGGGCTTCGATGCGCTTCAAAAGCTGCACGATCAGGCTGACGAGCGGACTCGCGCCGACGAACCCGACCAGCAGCGTGAAGAGCGCGTCAGACGCCTCGCCGGGTGTGGGGATCGTGCCATACGGACTGTCGGCGGGCGGCGCGTCCTGCGCGACGGTGAGCGGGATCAGCACGCCGAAGAGCACGGTCAGCAGCGCGATGATCATGAGGAAACGAAAAACGAACGGGGAACGGGAAGCGGGTCGCATGAGGATTGCCTTTCATAGACTCGTAAACGACAAAAAACAGGCTATCAGGTTTCCTCAGGGGATTTGTCGGGGGTGGCGACCGCCGCGTGTTCGCCGGTGGCGCGGCGTTCGGCGATGGCACGGCGGGTCTGCTCGTGCAGCAGCCGCGCTTCGTGCAGGATCGTGCCAATCAGCGCGCCGGTCTGCTCGTTGTAATTGGTGAGGGTTTCGGTGATGCGCCGTTCGAGGTAGGTGTTGGCGAAGGTCTGTTCTTCGGAGCGCTTCTCATCCATCGCCGCCAGCTGCTTGAAGGCTTGGTTGATGGTCTCGGCTTGGGTGGTCGCGAGCTTCTCAATGGCCGACGAGTTGAGCTTAGCCGAATCACGCTGCGCGGCTGCCATGTTGTCGAGCGAGGCGGCGAGCATGTCAATCTTGTTGATTGAGGCGATGACGGTATCGAGCGCCTTGCTGGCCTGCTCATCGCTGGCCTTCTGCGACTCGGACGCTGTCTTGTTCTGCGCCGCCAGCATGCGCACGGCGTACAGCAGCACGAACAGCGCGATCACGAGGATGATCTTTTCCGCGCTCTGGCTGAAGACGATGTCCGCCAGCCCCTTCAAGTCGTCGATCTGAAACAGTGGTGTCGCCTGCATGAAAACATCCCCTGTGCCTGATATTGCTCACAGGGTAGCGCAGGCTGAAAGGGCATTTGTCACTTCGGCAGCGTCTCGGCGTGGGCAGCGGTTGGGATCTTCAGTTCGTGACGCAGCAGTTCAATCTGCGCGAGCAGCCCCAGCATGATGCGGCGCTGGGCACTGAGGGCGAAGGCGAGGTTGATGTCTTCCTCGGTGATGACCTCGCGAGCGATCTTTTCCAGCAGCTGCGCGCGCTTGCTGGCGTCGGCCTGCTTGGCCGCTTCCTTGGCCGCGTCTTCAGCCGCCTGATCGTGGCTCAGCGCGATGATCTGCGCCTGCTTGCGCTGCGCATCGGTGGCCTCCGGCGCGAAGTCGATGCGGGTGATCACCTTGCCGTCTGCGCTGGCGACGCCGAAGATCGGGATGCCCGCGTCTAAAATCTTCTGATGCACTTCACCGACTTGGATGCGTGTCATGATTCCCCCTCTATGCCCAGATCTCGCCGATGCCGCCGAGTTGAATATCGCCGCTGCCCGCATCGCCGAAGATGGTGGCCGATGTGCCGTTACCTTTTTCGGTCAGTTGCAGGTAGTGCAGTCCGGCAGCCGGTGAGCCGAAGTAGTAGCTCGGCCCGTTATTGAAAGCCGAGGTGACGCCGGTGGCGGATTTCGGCAGCGCGTGGTTGGTGTTGGTGGCGTCCAGCGCGATGCCGCCGAAGAAGGTTTGCGTGAGGCCGGCGAACAGGTGAATCAGGCTGACGGGAATGCCGGTGACCGCGATCATGAACTGCACGCGGTTGGTGGTGCTGTTGTTCAGGCTGCGCCATGTGGCCGTGCCATACGACCAACTGTCGGTGGTGTCGAACACCCGCAGCAGCCGCCGTTCGCGGTTGTACAGGTTGGCGACCAAACGGTTCTTCTCGCTGTCCTCGGTCTGGCCGGTGGCGCTCATGGCGATGCTGCCGAGCAGCCGCCGCGTGGCATCGCCCGACTTGACGAGCATGCCGTTCTGCCGCGTCAGCGCCGTCGCGCGGTTCGAACCGTCCGTCCATGCCAGCCCTTCGAGCGCGGGTGTGCCGCTGTTCGGGTAGCAGAAGATGTCATACGGACGCCCGCTGATATACCCGCTTAGCGACAGCGACAGTTCCGAGAAGGTGTACATGCGCGGGCGCGTGCCATCGTACAGGGTAACGTGTTCGCCGGTGTGCGGGGTGAAGTAGAGCGTCCCCGCGCCGGTTACATCGCCGGTTGTAACTGACGTGCCGCTGGTGAGCGTCAAGCGGCCATCGCATACCGCCGCCGTGTTGTAGAGCGTGAGCAGGTTGGCCGCGTCGTCATAGTTTTTCGCCAAGCCCGCCGCCAGCGTCAGCAGCGCGTCCACGCGGTCATCAATGCCTTCGTTCCCGGCGACATAATCCGTGCCGGGTGTGGCGACCGAGGCGATACCGGCTGCCATTTTGATCAGCCCATCGAAGGCGCTGGCATCCGCGCCGAGGCCGCCGCGCGCCGCTGCCAGCAGTCCCGCCGCAATCGCCGAGGCGTTCAGCGTGCCGCCGTCGCTCGACCCGCTGTGACCATGCGCCGGAATGGTGGCGATGGCTGTTTGCAGCGCGCCGTTTTCGTCAAAGACTTTCCAACTCATCAGGTTTCCTCGACCCCGCTTATGATGTAATGGACGGCGCTGCCAGTGGTTGTTTCGCCTTCAATCGTGTCGCCCGCTTCCAGCACCAAGCCGCGCTCGCGCACAGCGCGCCGGTACTGGCTGAAGCCGGTCGTGTAGAACTCGCGCCGCGCCGTGCCGGAACGGTTGATGTAGATGCTCAGGGTTTGCGGCGTCGCATGATTATTGAAGAGCGTGATTTCACTGATGTACGTCCGCGTCCCGCTGGGGCAGGTGTAAAGAACCCCTTGCGTCGTCGGCAGATAGCCGTCTGCCAGCGCCTTGCCGGTCTGTGTCATAACCACCCCGCTAGAATCAATGGTGAAAGATCGCTGCTCGCAGCGCCGCCCGCGCCGGGTCGGGTGAAGAGCACGCGCGGATCGATGTCGCGGTAGATGTCATCCTCGACGACCGCCGTCTGCCCCTCGTACAGATGCACGATGCCCACCGGCAGATCAGCCGCGCCGTAGCTCAGGTCTTCGGCGGTGGTCGCGTCCAGCAGGCTCTTGCTGTCATCGTCGCCCGCTTCGGCAGCCGAAAGCACGCGCTTGAGTTCGCCGGTCGCGAGGTCGAGGCAGATGACCGCCATCTGGTGCTCGCCGTCCAGCGCGGCGATGTCCGCCGCCAGATCGAAGGTGTCGCCGCCGAAGAAGGCCGGATCGCCGTCCGCGTTCCAGTACCAACCGGCGTTGACGAACACGCTGCTGTCGTTCGGGCTATTGGGGGATAGGCGCAGGTTGATGATCCTGCCAACATCCGGATACAGCGTGCCGCTGGTCAACTGTTCCTGCGGGGTGATGCCGCCCACGGCGTCGAGGCCTTCGCCGCTGTCGATGCCCATGACATGCAGCCGCGTGGGGTCGTAGTTGGGATAGCCGAGGCGGACGCGCATGCCTTCCAGCAGCGGGTTGTTGTAGGCGATGAGGCTTTCGCTGCGGGCGAGCGGTGCGGTCGCGGTGGATTGACCGGCGCTGAAGTAGTACACCAGCCGCCTGCTGAAATCGGCCACGATCTGGCCGCTGCCGTCGCCGCGCCCCAGCCGCGCGTAACCGGCTGGCAGTTCGCCGAGCTGCCCCAGCGCGGGGCGGATGTGTTTGGCGATGTCTTCTTTGCTGCGCATGGATCACCCGAACAATTCTGCGTAGAGCGCGTCGTCGCCGGTCGCGATGGTTGACCAGCTAGCCCCCATGTTAGCCGTAACTTTGAGGCCATTTGAACCGGCTGCCACGATCCACTCGTTGCCGGTCTTGCTGAAGCGCAGCGCGCGCACCGAGTTCGCTTCGGCCATCGCCGTCTCAGCGCCCCAGCTCAGCCCGCCGCTGGTGGTACGGAAGAGGTAGCGCGTGCCGTCCGCTTCGCCGATGTAGAGGATGCGCTTGCCGCGCCACATGTCCAAGCCCCACGGCGTGACGCCCAGCGCCAGATCGCTGCCGACTTCCGGCGTGATGCCCAAGCGCCCGGTCGAGACGACACGCCACAGCGCGTGGCTGCTCATCGCCACCGGCGCGGCGTAGACGTAGTTGAAGGGCGCTTTCTTGTTGCTCTTGCTGGCCGAACCGACGAGGTAATCCGGCACATGGATGGTGATGGGGTAGCTGCCTTCGGCCTCGCCATAGGTCACCGGACTGTATTCGCCGCCGTCCGTATCCGTGCCGACCACTTCCTCGTCACCGCCTGCCATCGCCACAAGGCCGAGCGGGCCGGTGCTGAAGCCGGGTGTGCCTTCCAGCGCCGGCGCGACCACGCGCGGATCTTCGAGGTTCTCGCCGTAGTTGCCGCTGAAGCGGCTGCGGACGACGCCCGCGCCGATGGCCGGTTTATCGCCCGTGCCTGCCCAGATGGCGCGCTTGAGGTAGATCGGTGCCCATCCATTTTCGACGCTGCCCGGAAAGTGGCGGATGCCCATGCTGAGCGCCTTCACATTCACGGCGTTGCTTCCACCATTGGCGGTCAGCTGCAAGTTCGTGCCGGTCTCAATCGGCGTCGGGATCATGTTGACGCGGTTGGTGGTGTCGTTGCTGAAGGTCACCTGCTGGTCGCCATTCGAGAACGAGAACGGCCCCGCTTCGTAAGGATCGGCGTTGTCGTAATAATAGACGGTCGCCGTCCGGTCAACTGTCGTCGGCGAGAAGGTGGGCGAGGTTGCCCACAGCGCCGCGCGGAAGTTCAGCGCCCGCAGCTGGAAGCCCTGCCCGGCGACCCATCGCCCCGCGTTGGTGAAACCGGCGATGGTCGGATGCGTCCCGATCTCGAAGCCATAGCTGGACTGCGTGAAATCGAGGTCGAGCACCCACTCGTCGTCTTCCGATTCTTCGCCCGCCGTGGACGTGCCGAAGATGTAAATCATCCCCGGTTGATCGCGCACCGACTCGATCAGGTCGTAGATGCCGCTGACGATCTCGCCGAACTGCCACACCGGATCGGCCTCGAACACATCCTCGGTGAAGGCTACGCGGCTGTCCGTGCCATTGTTGCCGAGCACATACGCCCGCCGCGAGAAGGGCGTCCCCCTGTCCAGCACCATCTGCTTGATCTGGGTGAACCATCCCGGCGTGACGTCGTCGAACGTGACGAGGTCATAACTGCGGTAGCAGGCATCGCTGCTGTTGTAGATGGTGGCGCGGCCGGGGACGATGCTCGGCGCGCTGGAGGCGGGCAGCGTCGGCGGGACGGCGGTGGGGATGGTGATCGAGAAGTCGCCGAGCGCGATGGGTGGGATCGGCTCGATGGGCGAGGGGGCGAAGACCGGCGTGTACAGGCTGTCGTTGGGTGCAGGTACCGGCACGTAATCCCCCGGCAGGCCGTGCGTTTCGGCTTCCAGCACCAGTTCGAGATCGCTCGTGCCGTCCGCGTTGTGGCGCTTACTGACCGAGAGCGGGACGCAGCGCTTCGACCACGCCGCGCCGGTCGCCATGAGGTAGGCCGGCACATCGACCTGTACGAACGCCATCTCAGCCGGTTCGTACACATCGCGGTTTTTGGGGATCGAGGCGCTGAGTTCCGGGTAGGGGTTGTTGGCGCGGGCGTATTCGTCACCGGTCAGTTGATCCAGCTCGGCCTGTCCAGTGACCACCTGCGCGGCGAGCTTGGTCATGCGGCTGCCTTCCCCCGGCACTTTGGGTGCGTCGCTGTAGTAAGGCGTGGGCAGCGCTGCCGAACCATCCCACGAGAAGCCTTCGCCGCGCACCTGCTGCACGCGCGGTCGCCGTTCCTGCCCGATGCTGACCGAGCGGTAGATCGACTCGTCCAGCGCGTCGCGCTCGACCACCGCGCCCCGGCTCGCCACATCGACCAGCGAGGGGTGGCGCAGGAAGAACAGCGAGCCTTCCGAATTCGCGCCGAAGTTCCCGCGCTCGCTGGCGAGGCTTTCCATCTGCTGCAAGAGGCTGCCTTTGTCGATGATCCATTCCGGCAGCCGCTGGCCGGATGGGCTGACGCTGAAGGGGGTGAAGTCGAACAACCGCAGCACATTGGCGGCACGCCATCTCAGCATGTACCACGCCATGAAGGCGCTCGACGACAGCGACGGCACGCACTGCTGCCATGTGGTCGGCGTGGCGACGGCCTGAATGACCTGCGAGGTGGTGTACATGATGCCCAGCAGCGCGGCAGGGCCGACCAGTTCGATGCTCGCCTCGCGCAGTCCATCGCGCCCGTCCAACTGCTGCCGCTGCACCCAGCCCACAAACTGGCGCGTCGCGCTCGGCACATCCCCGCCGCCCCACGTGGGCGCTTCGAAATAGCCGACCATCGCGCCAGCAGGGATGGCGGCCAGCGCGTCGTTGTACAGGCTGAAGCTCATGCGGCGGCCAGTGCGGTTGCGGCTGTCGCTGCGCGGCATTTCGGCGATCCGGATGGGCGGGTTGGTGCTGCGGTCGTGAATGTGGACATGGATGACGCGCTCGGTCACCCCGCCGATGCTGTCGTCCACCTCGACGCGCAGCACATAATTGCCGGGTGGCGCGCTGGCGCTCAGGGTGTCGCTGTCGTCGCCTTCCACATCCGTCCACGCGTCCGGCACATCCCACGTGTATTCGAGCGTCGAGCCAGTTGAGGTCGGCCATTTGCTGACAGCCACCGATGCGCTGATCGCCAGTGTGTCGCCGGAAATGAGGGTGAACAGGTGGTTGCGCCGCCCGTTGATGACCACCTCGACCAGCGGCGGCGGCGTGCTGTTGAGCGTGCCGGGGCTGCGGTTGTAGTCCTCGTAAATCAGGCCGGTCAGCGGATCGATGCGCGGCAGCACCGACCATATGTCCCAACGCTGCAAGACGGTAATGTAGTCGTCGTTGCTGATCGACTGGCTGCGGTAGTCGATCGGCTGCTGGCCGGGATCTTGCTGCCCCATCTCTTGCAGGTAGAGTGTGGTCGAATTGCCCGCCAGCCGCACCCGGTACACGCCGCGGTTGCGCCCGCCCGCCGTCGAGCCGATATACACCGTCTGCCCCTCGCGCACGTTCGCCCAGCCTGCCGATGTGCCGTCGACGGTGAGCTGCGTCAGCGGGTAGCTGAAGACGGCCTGATTGACGCGTGCCGTCGCGACCACCGTATCCGGAACGGGGGACAGATAGCGCATGAGCGTGCTCGCGCCGGTGAGGTTGTCGAGTTCGGGTGATGTCAGTGCAGGGGTTACGGTCATGGGTTCCGCCCAAGATAATCTGCGACTGTGATTATCTTAGGCGGTTGGAAGAAGGGATTTGAAAGGGGGTTAGTAAACCTCGTATCCGGCGTTGGTGAGTTGGATGACCAACAGGCGAACGATGCGATCTACATCGGTAGTCGCGGCAGGGATGAAGCGCACTGCCATCTCGCGCTTGACGATAATGGTGCTGCGGTTCCCATACGATTTAACGGTGATCTTGGCCTTCATGCTGCGTCCTTTCCACAATTAACCTTGATCACATGATTGCTCTGTGTTCGCACACAGTCAAGGCGTTTTGAGTGAAGAACGAATGAAGAACCTACCCCCCGTTCACGGCCAGCCGGATGCCATCGACCACCGCGCCAATCTGGGCGTCCATCTGGCTCGGCGTGACGATCTCGCCGAAGGTGGCGTTGATGTTCACGGTGACGCCTTGCCCGCGCCGCGCGAACTGATAATCGCCCCGGTTCATGCGGTTGGTCTCGTTGATGGTCAGCACACTTTCCCCGCGCCGCAGGTGATACAGGCCACTCACCGGAACGCTTCTCGTCCCACCGTCGTAGGCTGTGATGTAATTGCGCCCCACCTGCACGCTCTGCTGGCCGAGCGAGGCCACCGGCGCAGCGGCTGCCGAGCGCACGTTGTTGACCATGTTGACCAGCGCCGTGCCGATATTGCCGACTGCGGTTACGGCGGGGCTGAAGGTGGTGTTGATGATGCGCGTGATTTCGGCCTGCCGGTTGCGCAGGTTGGCAAGCTGCGTCCGGTATGCCTCGTCCTCGGTGCGTCGTCGATCCGCCAGATCCTGCGCGGCAAACCGCGCCCGCAGCGCCGTCAGCTGCTGCTGGAGCACCTCGGACTGTTTGAGTTCGATCTCGCCCGCCGCGATCTCGTCGTCGATGCGCTGCTGAAGCTGCTGCCGCCGTTCCGCCAGTTCCTGCTGACCGGCCGCCCGCAGCTCGTCGATTTGCTGCTGCCGCGCTGCCAGCGCCTCGCGCCGCTCGTTATCATAGTCCTCACGCCGCCGCCGTGCTGCCGTGCCGAAATCCTCGTCGCCGCGCTGAATGTCCCGCAGGCCGCTGCGTCGGGTCGAAACGAACGCCGCCACGTCGCGCTGCGCCGCCAGATCTGTGAGCGTGTCATACAGGTCTTGCAGCTTGCGCACGCGGTTGGTGTTGTAATCCTCGGTCGCGCGCTGTTCGGCCAGCAGATAGCGCTGCAAGGCCTTCAGCCCATTCGCCATGAACTGCTCGTTGATCTGCTGCATGCGCTCGTTGTTCTTGGCGAGGATCTGCGCTTCGGCGTCCGCCCCTTCGCTGCGTAGATCGACGATGCGCTGCTTGCGGGCTTCAGCCGCTTCCTTTTCCTGTGCCTGCTGGATGCGCCGTTCCAAATCGGCCACCTGCGCCGCGCGGATGTCTTCCTGCTGCCGCTTCTGGATCGTCTTCAGCCGTTCGGCCTCGGCATCCGCCACCGCCTTGTTGGCTTCGGCCAGCTGCTTTTGCGTGTCGATGTAGCGCTGAATATTGGCTGCAAAATTCTGAGCGCTTTCCGTGAATCGTTTGAACGCCGCTTCGCTGACGAGTGATCCGGAATCGATGGCATCATTGTATCTGTCGATCCATTTCGCCCCATTATCCAAGGACGTTTGAAGCTCGGTGATGCGTTCATCCAGTACCTTGGGGTCAAACTTGTTTCCAACCTCAAACCCCAAATTACTTAGAGTCTCACGAATACGTTCAACCCGCGAATTTAACTCGTCAGGATTTAATGCTTGGACAATCCCATCTTCAAAAAAATCCTTGATCTCTTGTTGAATGGGAAGCAATACATCGAGCTGGGCTTGTGCGACATCTTGCTGCTGCCTTAAGTTGTCCCGCGCCTTCTCGACAGACTCTTTTGTCCCATTGGTGATGACACCATAAAAGCGCTCTAACTCATCCATGCCACGTTCAGTGGCCTCTTTTGCCGCTTCTGCGTGCTGTCGCATGTAGGCCAATGCTGCAACAACACCACCAATGGCAATCGTAGCGCCGAGCGCAACAGGGGCTAGTGCCACCCCTTGGGGGCCTAGCTTGGAAACCAAATCCCCTACTGAATTACCGGCTTGATTAGCGACGTTTCTTAGAGGCTCAATATCACCTACTAGCCCTTGTAAAATATCCCCAACGACATCCCCAACAGCGTTCCCGACAAATTGCTGCGATTCGCTTCGGCTTCCACTACTATTGGAACGTCCCCCCGCAAACGGTTGTTGATTAACTTTTTTCAGTTCGTTCGCTACCGCTCGCGTTTCTTCTTTCGCCTGCTGCATCTGGCGTGTGAATTGTTCTGCCTCATCTTCCAGAGCATTCAAGTTCACTTGCTGAGTCTCTCGCAACTGTGATGTCAACTGCGCCGAAGCCTTCCGCGCGTCATCAATCCCGCGCTGCACCTGCTTGAAGGTATTCATCGTTTCGCGGTCGCCGCTTCGCTGGAATTTGAAGTTAATATTGACGTTGCGATTTTCAGATTCGTTCATGCTCGGCCTTCTTTCGGCGCAGGTTTGCCGCGCTCGATCAGTTCATTGAAGTGGTTGAGGTCATCCGACCACGCTTTGGGGACTCGCTGCGCCAGTTCCAGTGGGTTCGGCTTACGGCCAGTAGCCTGCCATTCTGCCCAACCTTCGACCACCAGCGCGAACGGGTACAGGAAGCCGTCTTGCTTCAGCGGCGCGCGCTTCTCTTGGTCGCTCATGCCGCTGTGGTAACGGCGGACTACGTCGACGACCTGTTTGCCGAAGTCGCGGCGTTGGGTGGCAAAGGGGATGCCGGATCGGCAGCCTCAGCTTTCTGCTCGTCCGTGAGCGCTTCAGTCGGCATCTGCGCCGGATCAACCTCGAACGGCACTTGTTCGGCATAACACGCCGCGAACCATGCCGAACGAATCACATAAGATAACCGCATTAAAAAATCAAAAAGTTGACGGGCATTCATCTTCTCGCGGCGTCCCCATCCGGATGCAAATTCGGTGAGCAGACGCTTTTCCCGACCATCGAACTTGAAAATAATATCCTCTGTTAGTGACAGAAGAGCCGAATAATCAGAGATCAACGCTTTTTCGTCGGCGGTCAGATCAGGGATCGATTCAAAGAGCCGATCCAGCTTGGTTTTAATGGCGTCCGTATAGGGAGACGAAGGCATAATACGCCATTCAATTCGACCACCCAATGTACTGTCAATATCGACGGTCTTGCTATCGCTCATATGAATAGCCTTTCGCTATGAAAAACACTACAACATACTATAGCGAAATGCAGAAGCCTATTTGATCAGATGTCGAGGGGCGATTAGGGTGTATCTGGCAGCGGGGTATTGTTCAGAGTTCCAAGAAGGATACATTCGTCAATTGCTTTAGGGTCTATCTTCCAGTCAATAGTTGTAAAACATTTGTCGACGATAGAAGGGTATCTATCATAGAAAGGTATTATGCGTTCTTCGCAATTCTGTACGCTATCAATCGTTTCACAATAAGCCAAGAATTCGTCACGCGGGGTAGTGGGGGTTGATCGAGGGGTGTTTATACCAAGCAAAAACACTGCTATCGCAAAGCCACTCAACACAAAGATTGCCATTATTACATAGATAATTTTTTGTCTGCTCATAGCCCCGCTTCATAGGGGACGCAATCATCATTACCATTCGCCCCCTGTCCTTTATATTATTATGGTTCCTCGATTTCAACAATAACGCCGCGTTCGAACTGCCAATTGACTGCCGCCCAGCCAGCCGGCGCGTACTGCATGCTGCTGCCGGGACGTGGGCGGTGGATGATGCACTGGACGAACTGCGCGGCGTTCAGATCGTCATAGGTCATCGCGGTCACCTCGGCGGATTCGACGCCCCCCGGCAAAAACGTGTCGAGCATGTAATCCAACATGCCGAAGGTCAGGTAATCCATGAGCCACGAGAAGGTATAGAACCCGTCTGCCGAACGCATCAGATCGCCTGTCGAGACGATGCGCGCGGGCGCGAGCGGGTTCGAGCCGTCGCCGTTAATTTCCCAGCGGATGAACGACTGGTCGTTCTGGATGGGAAAGCTGTAGACGGCGTAGCTTTCGGTCACGTCGGCTGGCTGCCAGATGCCGGATCGCAGCCGCCAGCCGGTTGCACGCGCTGTCATTAGGTGGTCGCCCGCTTGCGCTTCGGCTCTTCGCCTTCAGCGGCCTCAGGTGGAAGAGTCACCACCTCAACCGGAAGAGGCGCGGCTTCCGGCGCGGGGGGTGTGCCGAGCACCGCTACTTGTTCGCCCTTCCAGTTCGGCGGCAGCACCACGAAGTAGCGCGTGCCATCGCCTGCGGTCAGATGCTGGCGGCTGGCGTAGCGTTTCTCGTAAGGGTTGCCCACCAGATCGACCTGCGGCCATTCGCGCGTGCCGTCCGGATGGTGCTTGCCGAGACGTGGATCGCCCGGATAGAGGGTAATGCTGGACATGGTGTGTGTACCTCGCTAATCAGTCGGTCGATGAAAGCCCGCGCTAGGCAGGCACGAACGCAGTCGCGTACTCAAGGAAGGTCAGGTCACCCGCGCCGGCCACCGCAGGCGTCACCGCCGCGCCGGTGCTGGTCGAGATGCTGGTGAGCGCGGTGACCGTGCCATCATCCACCCAATGGTTGGACGAGCCGTTGAGCGTCACCACACTCGAAAGCGGCAGATAGTCACAGTCGAAGCCATCGGCGTCCGAGTCTTCCTTGCGCCACGCCATCCAATGTACCGGGTTCGCGGTTTCGATGTAGTAATGGTCGGCGAGATCTTCCTCGAAGCCCATGTTCATGCCACCGACGCCGAAAGACTGGCCGTCAATCGCGCGGCTGACCATCAGCGGATTGATGCTGATCGTCGAGTTGCTCTCGCCGCGATATTCCAAGCCACCGCGCCGGTAGATGACCTCGGCCTTGGGGATGATGGTGTGCAGATACTTCAGCGATCCATCCTCACCCGGCCAGCGCTGCCAGAACGAGAAGGCCATGACCACCGGTGATTGGCGGTTCGGGTTGTCGCCGAAGACGATGCGGTTGCTGTTGGTCGAGTTCTGGTTGCTGTTCGAGATGGCCGAAATGAGCGCCCGGTTGAAATCGCTCACCACCAGATCGAACGGGGTGAGCTTCGAGTTGCCCCAGCGCACAGTGAGCCGCTCGCGGTCGCCGCCGCGAATGACCAGATCGACCGGCTGCGCGGGCGACAACCCCGCCGTGATCACGTTGCGCAGGTGAAACGCCCCTGATTCCGAACCGTTCGGCAGCGTCTTGACCTTGCCGAGGAAGCCGCCCGTGGTCGGATCGACGAACCCGGCCAGCGCCCCCTCAAACCCTACGGGATAATTCGAATCGGTCATGATGTCCTCTTTCTAAGCGCTGCCGATGAGCGGCGCGCGCATGATCACTCGTAAACTGATATCGGTTGCCATGTAGTCGATGCCCCCCGGCCCCGGACGCACCGCCTCGCCGCTGTCTTGCAGCTGCACATCTTGCAGCAGGTAGTTGAGCGGCCCCGCGTAATCGGCATGTCCCGGCTCGCGCAGCTGAAGCAGCGGGTGCGTCAGGAAGTAACCGTAGATGTTCGGCAGCGCCTCGAGCATGGCGGTTGTCCCCGTATTGCCTTCGCCGCGCTGCGTCGGGTTGGCCTGCGCCAGCGGCATCCACAGGATGCGAATGCCGAAGATGCGCGAAGCGGTGACGCTGCCGGCACGATCAGCCGGGATGTAACCTTCCTGCGGGCCGAGGATGGTGTAGATCAGCGGGTGATCCTTCAGCCCGATGACGGCCACCGGTTCGGTACGCTCGGCGCGCCGCACCCAGCCATTAGCCTGAAACACGCCGTAGATCAGGTGCAGCCGGTCGAATACCGGGTTGATGAGGTCTTGAACGGTGTAGCGGCTCATACGCCCAAGATCCTCGCGCGGCGCTGCAGCTTGCTATCACTGATGGCGCGGTACACATCCTTCGGCAGCCCGCTCATATCGACCGGATAGCTGAAGTCGCCGATGGTGACCGATCCCGCTGCCGGCGACTTGATCTGTTCGCCCGCCCACATCGCCAGCCGCCGCACCAGCGCGCGCACACGGTCGAGCGGCTGCCAGTAGAGCACCGGCAGCGCGGTCGCATGTTCGGCGGCTTCACTGCCATTGAAGGCGCGGGTCACATTGACCTGTGTGGCAGGTGAGTCGGGAAGCGCGTCGCAGTACAGATACTCGTCGCCGATCTTCAGCAGCATCCCCGCTTGCAGGTTGCCGCGATTGGTGACCGTCATCGTCTCGGCGCTGTCATTCAAAGTCGCGCTGAGCGCAGTACTAGACTTCACCCAGCGCCCGCCATAGCCCCAGATCCCGCGCACCCAGATGCTGTCTTGGGGATCGCCAGTGCTCAGGAACGTGTTCGAGCCGTAGCGGCTGAGGGTGATGCGGTCGGCGTGGATGACGGATGTGCCGCGCAGGGTGTTCTGCACCGGCAGCTTGTACGTGCCAGCTTGCAGCACATTGCCATCGTTGATCGTCTCAGCCGAAAACGGCATGTTGGTCGCGACGGCCAGCGATGCCTTCAAGTCGTCGTCCAGCAGCAGCGTGAACGCGTCCAGCAGATCACCGCCCGCCGTCTGCGACAGCGCTGTGTACTGCCGGGTTTCGACCCGCTCGTCAAAGCGCCTGCCGCAGTAGTTTTGCAGCGCCTCGCTGGCATCCATCAACAAGCCGAGACTAATCTCGGTCGTCGTCACTTCGGATACCTCGTCCGGCAGCAGCAGCGCGATGCTCATTCGGCGTCCCCTTCGATGACTTCAAGCCGCCGCCCGTTATAGTCCAACTGCTCGACCACACGCGGCGCGCGCCGGGGAACGGACGCGACCGGGACTTTGAACGTGGGCTGGAAATCGGCTTTCCCTAACTCGACCAGATAGGCAGCCAAGCCGAAGAGGGCGGGATCGTTAATGTCATATTCACCCGGCTTGATCATCTGCTCATTGCTGCGGTAGCCGATGTAGTACTCTCGCACCGTCACGCGCTGCACCTCGACGAATTCAGGTTCATCTGCCGCCGCTTTGCCACTCACCACCTTATGCGGAAGCCGTCGTGCAGCCGCTTCCTCGTCGCCCGTTTCGGCAGTGAGGTCTACGACCTGCACCACTGTTACATCCGCGCCGGGAACGGCTTCGTCAAGCGCGGGAACTGGCTCAACCGCTTGCGGCTGTGCCACCGATTCGACCGGTTCAGCAGCCTGAGCCGGGACAGGAATTATCTTTTTCGCCATCGTCATTCACCTCACGACCAGTAATACAAAATGCAGCCGCCTGTTTTGGCATTGCCACCGCTGGTGATCGCCAAGCGGGGTTTGCCAACCAGCAGCGGCTTCGTCAGGTTCGCGCCATCGGCATCGTCGAGCGCTGCGCCCGTTGGATCGTTGACCGGGACGCGGGGATAAAGCCACGCATCATCGTTGGCATCGGTGAGCGTCAAGAGGGTTTGAGCCGTGCCATCCGGCTGGATGACGGAAAGCACCGCGTCCACGCCGTTGTCGAACGAGCCATCAACCCACTGCACCGCTTCCAGAATGCCCAGCACATGTGCCTCACCGTCGATGTTGACCGCGCCCCCCGCCGATGTCGTCCCGATCAGTCGTATATCTTTGAGTCCCATAACGCCTCGCTTAAACCGAACTGAGGCCGACGCTGCCGATGTTTTCGAGGATGAACCAGCGCGTCGGGCTGATCGCGATCAGGTGCAGCGCTTCACCGGGGGCGTTGAGGGTGGCGCGGTTGTTCGTGCCATCGAACGTTACCCCGGCAGGACACGTCACCGTGTGCGCCGCCGTACCGCTCGCCGAGTTATCGACGATGTACAGTTCGTCGCCGACTGTCGGCGCGGCCAGTGTTGCTGCAACCGCAACGGTGGCATGGTTCAGCAGCACCAACCCGCTCGTGAGCAGGATCGCGCCGCTGGCAACCAATTCCTGCGCCGAATGCTGATGCTGCCCGCCAAACAATCCGCCCTGCTTGATGTTCAGAAGTTTGCCCATCTTGGTCTCTCCAGAGGGCGGTTTCCCGCCCCTCAAATAGTCTCAATGACAGAACGGGTTAGTTGATCGTCAGGTTGTACGTCGCGACCGCAGCGCCTGCACCGCGCGGCTTGAAGCCGAGACGGAACTTAACGACGATCAGGTTTGTGCCGGAAATGATGTCACGCCCTGTCTCAACTCTGGCGCGTCGCTTCCAGCCCATCGCCCAGTACGGCGCGTAAACCCCCAACAGCCGTCCCAGCGTCCCGCCCGCACTCGGCACTTTACCGGCGCTGTTGGCTTTGAGCATGAAGCCCGATTCCAATGTATCGACACCATAAATGTTTTCCAGCACGCCGCTGGTGATGGTGGCGTTCGTGTGGCGTACATCGTCCGTCTTCAGTGCAGGGATGCCCAGCGCGGTGCTGTGGGTGTCGCTGTCGAAAACAAGAGCGATGTTGGCCTTACGGCTGCGAATCGCCGAAGGGAACAAGCGCAGTGTCAGCCGGAAATCATCTTCGTCCAACGTACCGCCATCGCGGCTGGTACCGCTGCCTGTGACTAGCGCGTACTTCAATGCGCCATCCGAAGCCAGATAGTAAGGTGAGGCCAGCGCGCTGCCGGGTGTACCGTCAATCAGGTTGATGTTGGTGTTTTCGGCTGTGGCGGTGTCGCCATTCAGGAACAACTGCTCGATGGTTTCTTCGGCTTTTTCGTCCATCTGCGCCTGCAGCTGCGACAGCACCGGGATCAGGCTGTCTTCCTCGAACACATCACTGTAAGCAACCGCCATGCCGAGTTCGCCCGGAGTGAGCAGTTCACGACCAGTCCCCGGACGGCTGATGCCGATATTGACTGACGGGCGATTCGTCGCGTCCAGATTGGCGTTCTGCGAGATGGTGTAAACAGTCGGGTCTGATCCTTCCGTCAGGATGTAGATACTCTCAGCACCCTGTGGAACTTCCTCAACACGCATACCCTTCGCAACAAGCTGCTGGAAGATGCGATTTTCGCGGGCCTTTTCCCACAAATCGGAGCTATAGGCGATGGATACCCATTCGTCGCCGCCGCCCGCTGCCGTCGAAATCATAACCTCGTTGGCTCGTGTGGACTTCATGGACGAACGCACAGCCGGGTGATTCATGACAGGGTCGTTCTTCTGAACCCCATCAAAGGCGCGCGCAACCATCACCTTGCAGTACTCTTCGCTGACAGGCTTGCCTTCCGCCCGCAGCGTCAAATACCCGAACATCAATTCCTGACGCGAGCGTCCCCAATACTTCAGCGGCTCGCTCACCTGCACCGAAAATGCCGGATCACCCGCGACAAAGCGCTTGTTATCCTTCGGCGGCGGTGCGTTCCGGGTAGACTTGATAATCTTGCTCAGCGCGGCGACAACCGCGTCGCTTTTGCTGCGCTGCTGCTGCTGGCGGTTTTTGTTGATCAGCGCCAGCAGTTTTTCGGCAGCGCTGCCGCTGTTGCGGGTTTCAGACTCTTCTTCGTCAGCGGGTTTGTCGTCTTCAGGGTTTTCGCTGTCCGAAAGCTGACCTTCCGATCCTGCCTCAGGCGGGACAAGCTGCTGAACAGCCGAAGCCAGATCGTCGATGCTGATTCCCGCCTCAAGCAGCGCCCCGATGATTGTTGCGGCGTCTGCCCCCGCATCAATCAACTGTTGAATAATTTCTTTGGCGTTCATGGGAGTATCCTCGTCTTGTCTAGTTGATTGCGTAGATGGCAGTTCATCGCCACCAGCCGCGCCCGGCGGCTGCTCTGTGAGCGATCTCAACAACTGCACAGCAGGCATCCGGCTTTCAGCCGGATATTTGGTGAAGCTGAGTTCAACGAGAGGCCAGCTTTTGAAAGCCCCGTCGTCGTAGAATTCGACCAAGTGTGAACCGGTGGCGCTGGATGTTTTGAGTTCGACACGGCGCAGCTCGGCAACAACGCGGTCGAAGAATGGATTGCTGGGGTCAAGATGCCCCTCGAAGGCATAGCCGGTGTCGTCAATCCAGATGCGATCCACACTGCCGATGATCTCTTTTCGCAGCGTTTCGTTATCGCCGTGCTCATAACACAGCGGGAACGGGACGAACTTCATTCCGATTTCGGCAGGCCGTTCGCGATCCCACCATGTGTCATAGGAATCGCGGTGATCCGGATCGCCCCAGATGGCGATGTAGCCCCGTACCACCCCAACCACCTCGTTCGAGAGGCTGGCGGCGCGAGCGCTGGTATACCGTCCGCTGGCTTGATAGTGGTTAAGCAAGATGCATCCCTCAGAAATCAGCTTCTGAGGGAGCGTATCACGCTTCAAAATGGCATTTGTCGGACTAGAACTTGCCGCTCGTCAGCAGTTGATCGACGGTGCGCATGGTCGTCTCAAGCGCGGCATCCGTCCAGAAGGCGACGATCTGCTGCCGCAGCGGCCAGCCGGTGTTGTGGTGGCCTTTCACCTGCCGTGGGCCGGTGACGTATTTCTCGTATTTGCGTCGATTCTGCGCGCTCATGACGATCAGTTCGTCGTCGGCGCTGATGCCCACGTCCCACCCCCGGCTGAGCTTGTGCGTGCGCACATAGCGTCCGTTGGCGGTTTTGATCTTGCCGCTGCGCACGGCCCAGAAGTAATAGCGGCGCGACTTCTCGGTCTCGAACTCGAACGGCAGCTTGGCCGGTGGCGGCTCATATTGCAGTTCTTTCAGGAAGCCGGGTTTGATGTCGCGGTTGAACGCTGCGATCACGCTGTCTTCCAGCAGGCCGGGGAAGGCCTGAATGAATAACTGCGCTTCGTATACCGGGCGGATGTCGTAAAGGATTTCAGCGCGGATCACAGCAGGTAGTTCCCCCTCGCTGGCTCTTCGGTCTCGTGCAGCCCGCACTTGCAGCCCTGCTTGCAGCGCTGCCCCTGCTGGCCGGGGATATGTCCGGCTTCCAACCATTCCGGCAGCGTATGTACCTGACCGTTCAGCGTGGCGCAGTCATCGCAGTGTTCGGCCAGCGGGTCATAGCGCCAGATGTAGCGTTTCTTCGGCGCACCCATCGCCTTGCCGCGCAGGTAGATTTCGTACAGGCTGACATCGGCCCACATGTTGGCGCGCAGATCGACCTCGTTCTCGCTGATCCCTTGCCCGAACACTTCCGCGCCGAACTTGCTCACGAACTCGCTTTGCCGGGCTTGCCAGTCGCGGAAGACGTTCAATTCATCCGCCGAAAAACTTTCCGGATCATGCCCCACCTCGTTCATGCCGTCGCGGTACGCGCGCAGCCCGTAGACGCGCAGCGCCGAACGCATCTGGCCGGCCAGCTTCTGCCGGCTGATCTCGCTCTGCTGGGCATCACGGAACAGGCCGAGCAGCGTCTCGTAGAATTCCAAGCGCGTGTCACTGTATCCGGCACGAACCGCTTTCTGATCATCGAGCATGAAGGCGGCGGCGTCAAAGAGCATGGCGACCATGTCGCTGCGTTCGGCCTCGTCGTCCAGCAGCAGCGCGACCGCCAAGCCATCCCGAATCAGCCGCGCCACCTTCGAGCCATGCAGCGACTCGGCGCGGAAGGCGTAGGCTGCGCCGTGCTTGCCAACCGCGCGTTTCCATGCGGCCAGTTCGCGGCTGCGCGCAGGTGAGACGCCCCGCAGCGGCCACTCGTGGTAAGGCTGATCGCCCAGCCAGAGCGTGAGGTTATTGGCGACGAGGGGCAGGGCATCCAGCGCCGGCCACGCTTCATTGGCGACCAGCGCTTCCACATCAGCCGAACGTTCGACGCGCACCAGCCGGATCATCGCCTCATCCGGCACAAAGTCCGGCGTCAATCCCGCCGCTTCCAGATCCAGCACGAGCGACTTGTTCAAGCCGGATGGCAGCCCGTTCAGGCGCAGGTAGATGCCATCCCCGCTCAGGGTGTATCCGGCTGTGGTCAGGTCGAACTTGCGCGTGTCCTCGAAATCAACACGGCGGATGAAGTCGGCAGCCGCGCTGGGGTTCCATTCATCCGCGACCACCATCGGCAGCCGGTAATCGGCCTCATCGACCCAATCGCCGCCGAGGATGCCCAAGCTGGTCAGCGCTTCGGCCAGTACGACCCGCGCCTGCTTGACGAACTGGTGACTGGCGAACGATACCCCTAGCACCAGCGGCATCGCGGCGCGGCGCAGCGCGGGCTGCGTACCCCCTGCCGAGCGCAGCCGAATCCGGTTCACCTGCGACCCGCGCTCATCGTGGATGTCGATGGCATCCAGCACCAGCGCGAACGGCGTGATGGGGAACTGCGGGATCGGCGTCTTGCTGTAGGCCAGCGTGATATGCGGCTTATAGGCGTCCGGCTGGCTGTAATCGCTGACGCTGAATCCCTGCGCCGTGATGTGATCCACCAGATCGCGCTGCAAATCCACCAGCGTCTGCTGGCGGCGAATGACCAGATGGATCGCGTAGCCGTCCGGCGTTTCAAACTGCGCCACCTCGCCGACGATCACCGGCAGCAGCCCTTTGGTTTCGTACAGCCGGACGATCTCGGCTGCCGCTTCGGCAGTCGCGTCCTCGCTGATGAGCAGCGTGACGTGAAAGTCGTTGGGCAGCATGAAGTCCGCGTTCGGCAGCAGCCCCTTCAGCACATCCTGAATAGGGCAGATTTCGCTGACGCTGCTGAACTTGCCTAAAAAGGCGAACCCTGATTCGAACGCGCGCAGCGGTGGTTTGCTCAAGGGTGCAGGCTCATCGCTTCCCTGTGCCGCGATCACCGGCTGCGGCAGCGGCTCACCGGTGATCGGTGGCGTGTTGAACACGGACGGCGCGCCCAGCATGCGCTTCTGCCACAGCGTTCGCAGCTCACTGCCGGGGACGAGACCCAACCCCGGCACGTTCCACATGTCGTCAAGCGGCGACTGATCCAGCCCCATCATCTGGCGGAACTGCCCGAGGCTGATGGCCGTATCGCGGAAGATCGCCAGCGCGTCGGTGGGATCGCGCTTGATGTAATCCGTCCGGGGTTCACGTCCCACGATCTCGCGCGACTCGTCGTAATCCAGAATGCGCCCGCTCGCGAGGCTGATGGCGGTGCTGGATCGCACGAGGTTGGCGTCGGTCAGCGTCGGCACGCGCTGCTCATCCACTTCCAGCAGGTAGGGATTGTCGAAGTCGGTTTGCGACCACTGCTCGTTGAGCGCGGGCAGGATGATCGTGTTGAACAGCGGCAGCGTCACCCGCCGTACATGCGCCACCTCGGCAGAGCTGTAGGTGCTGTTGGCCGAAAGTGGATCGGCGACGCCTTCCAGCCCGACGAGGATCGGATCGACTTGGAAGATGGCGCAGATTTCCTTGTGCTCGCTGGCTTTCAACTCGACCATCGCCAGATCCTTCGGCACGGCGGTGATCGGCGTCCAGCGCGCGCCACCGGGCATCACGGCGGTTTTGTGCGCGTTCTTCGCGCCTTTGAAGTTCGCCCGCCATTCGTCGCGCGCATCGTTGAACTGCTCATCCGTCAGCGGGATGTCGAAGGACAGGAAACCGTCCGGATGTGAACCGTTGATGAAGAAGGTGGCCGCGTAAGTTGCCACGCCCATCTCGACGCCGATCTGCCGGGCGGCCACTTCGAACTTCGACAGGCCGTTCAAACCGGGATGCGGATCAAACACCTGCTGGTAAATCATCTGCTTCGCGGGGATCTGCTCGATCTGAAAGTTGACCGGGTTGCGGATCTCGTAGCCGATCACGTCGCGGTCTGTTCCCAATAGTTCGCGCACACACAGCGGGTTGATCCACTCGATACCCGTCGGCCAGCCGCCTTTGTTGTAGCGCTTGCGCAGGTAGAAGCGTCCCCAGATCAACGCGCTGCGGACGGTATCGGCGATCAAGCGCGCCGCCAGCGTGTTGATGAAGTAGGTGAGGGGTGTGCCGTCCAGCGGTTGATGCCTGTCGTCAATGACCCGCATCGGCACGGTCGAGGCGGTAGTTGCGCAGAACTCGGTGCAGGCGTAAGCGGTGGATGACATCTGGAAGGATCGCGCGAGCAGCTCGTCATCCATGCCATAACTGCCGCCGAGCATCGCCTGCTCGAAGGACTGGCCGAAGCTGCGCCGGTACTCGACCGGTGTCATTACATCCTCGCCGCGCGTGAAGAGCACCCGGTACGCGCCGGTGTCGATGTTGGCCGCTGCGGGCAGCTGCTGACGCCGCGGCGGGAATCGACCAATGGTTTTGCTGTCGTCGTAAAAGCTCACGCTGTTACCCCTCACCAACTATCCGAACGATGTGTGCGTCCATAACTTGCCTGCCACGCCAGCGCGGTCGCGATCACCAGATCGTCGTGCATGCCGCTCGGCGCGTTATAACGAAATGAACCGGATGGCATGCGTTCCATCGTGTAGGCCTGAAGCTCGTTGACCAGCTTCGGCTCGTTGATCAGGCCGATCTCGCCGCGTTCAATCGCCAGCGCCAGTCCCTCGATGAGCGGCGGTTTGCTGCTGCCGTTCGTGATGAATGACTGCACCGGCAACCCCTCGCTTTGCAGCGCCTCGATATTCGGCCCGCCGATGCTGTTGTGCTCGGCGATGATGACCGCGGGCTGCCACTGGTCGTACAGCGCTCGCAGCCGCCCGCGCTGAAGCTGCCAGCTGATCTGGTTGAAGTGGTCAATCGCCACCACCTGCCGCGTCGTCGTGTCGATCACCACAATGGCGGTGTAGTCGTGCTCTTTGCCCCAATCCACGCCGAAGGCATAGCGGTGACCCTCGACCGGCTTCAGCCCCTTCGGCACGGTCAGCACCTTGTCCACACCGCGAAACACCGCGCCAGCATCGGCGGTAATCTCGGCCATGTATTCCTGCGCGAACAGCGCCTCGGTGACGTTGGCCTTGATCTCGTCGATCCGTTCCTTCGACATGAACGGGTTGTCGTAGGTGGTGAAGTGCAGCGCCTGCCAGCCCTTGCGGATCATGGCACGCCGGTACAGGTTGGCCGCCCAGTTGTTCCCTTTCGGCACGCCGATGAACAGCGCCCACGAATCCGGGTAGTCGAGCAGCGTCGCCTCGATATATTCCGTCCACACGATCTCGTCCATCAGCGAGAACTCGTCCAGCACCACGCCGCGCAAGCCTTCCCCCGCCAGCGAGTCGGGACGTTCCGCCGTCCGCAGCCAGATCGACGAGCCGTTCGGCAGATACAATTCCTTATCGGCCTCGCGGATGTTCTTGTCCGGCTTGATGCCCAAGCCGCGCCAGATCTGCCGGACGTACAGCTTGAGCAGCCGCCACGCCCGTTTGAGCGACGCGCTGCGCCAGCTCAGCCCCACCCACCAGTACAGCCCGACCTTGCTGGTGGCCGCTTGCAAAATGGCATATACCGCCACCTGCGTCTTGCCGAAACGGCGGCCGCAGAAGGCGACCACGCTGATGCCTTTGCGCACGCAGTCCAGCATGACCTGCTGGTTGGTGTGCGGTCGCGGCATCTTAATCTGAACCGGTTTCGCTGCTGTGACCAGCATTGTCCCCCTCATCTGTCCAGACGAATTCGATCATCGGGCCGGATTGAATCTTCTCGCCGTTCGAGGTCAGGTCAGTGCGCACCGTGGGCATGCCGAGCGCGCGCCGCTGCTGGTCGCCGATCTCGCCGCGCCACCGGCTGAGCTTGAACCAGTCGTCGATGCTTAACTCGGCGAAGACAATATCGACCTCTTTGGCGTCGCCTGTCTTGCGGCGCGTCTTCGTCTGCTGCGTGTGCAGCTTGGTCAGGCCGACGATCTCATGCCACTTCGCCAATTGCAGATCGGCGTCGGCGGCTTCCTGCCGCATCACCTGCTGCCGCTTCTGGATCAGCTCGTTTTCGAACTGCTGCTGCTGCTGCACGTCGAGGTAGGCGTCGTAGGCTTTCGCCCGCTCGACCCACGCGAAACGCGTCGACCATTTCGACCAATGACCCGACGCTGATTTTGGCGCTGTTTTGGCGCTGGCTTGGCGCTCTTGCGCCCACAGCGCCGCGAACGCTTTATCCAGCGACCGCGCCGCGCCGAGATCGCGATACATGCAAAACGCCTGATACGCCCGCGCCGACTCATCAGGCCGCTGTTCCCATTCCTGCCGCTGGCGACGATTGCCCACGTTGATCCCTCGTCTCATTCAATGAAGAGCGGCGTGGCGCAACCCTACCCACGCCGCTCATGACCGCCTTCTTGAAAATATTTTTAGAAGGGGGCGAAGGCGATCATCATCATTGTAGAGACTGCCGAACGGCCATTTGTCAGCTTTCGGCGAGGCGCGGTTCCAGCCCCATCGATGTCAGGCGTTCGAGGATGGACGCCACATACTGCGGCTGAAGCTCGATGCCATAACACAGGCGCGCGGTTTGCTCGGCGGCGACGAACTGCGTACCGCTGCCCGAAAACGGCTCGTAGCAAATCTGGCCGGGGGTGGTGTGCTGCAAGATCGGCGTCTTGAACAACTCGACTGGCTTCGAGGTGGGGTGATCGGTGCTCGTGCCGGGGGCGATGGTCGGCACTTGCCACACGGTTGAGGGGTAATCGTCGGCGATGCGCGGCGGCTTCTTACCCTTGCGCCAGCCCATCAGGCAGGGTTCGTGCTGGTACATATAATGCGAGCGCGTCAGGATCGGACGATCCTTCACCCAGATGATTTGCTGGTGGAAGAACGCGCCCGCTTTGTTCCAGACGCGTTCCAGCATGGCCTGATGGCGGCTGGCGTGCCAGCAGTACCACGCCGCGTTTTCCATGATGGCCTGATTGATGGCCGCCGCGATGAAGCCCGCGTAGAATTCCTCACCCTGCGCCGGATCGTCCCAATCGTGGTAGGACTCTGACCAATCCTTGTTCTTATCTTCCTTGCCGAAGGCATGCGGATGATTGTTGCCATCGTAGCCGACGAGGTAGGGCGGGTCGGTGGCGAAGAGGATCGCGCGCTGACCGTTCATCAACCGCGCCACGTCATCCGGATTGGTGCTGTCGCCGCACAGCAGCCGGTGCTCGCCGCCTTCGAACGTCTTGCTAGGGATGATCCACAGCTGCCCGCGCTCGACCTGCCACTTCGCCAGCAGTTCCGCGCCGCGCTCGGTCTGGTCGCCGGAATCATCCGCCGCTTGCAGATCGGCAGCCGCTTTGGCGATCAGGCGGTTCATGTCGAGTTCGTCGAAGCCGGTGGCGCTGAGCATGTCCATATCCGAGGCCGCGATCTCTTGCAGGTACTGCGCCAGCAGCGTCTCATCGGCCACCGCCTGCCGCGCGAGGTTGTTGTCGGCGATGGCGAAGGCCTTCACCGCGATCTCGTCGAGGTGGCTGACATCGACGAACTGCACGTACCACTCGTCCTTGACGATGATGACGTTGGCGGGCGGCCAGAGCAGATCGACGTCGGGCTGCGGCCCCTGCTCGCGGATCAGCTTGAGCGCCTTACAAGTGTGGTTGCCGGCCATGACCACATCACCGCGCCAGACGCGCAGCGCGTTGTTCATGCCGAAGCGGCGGATGCTGTGCGCGATGGCGTTCACATCCCCGTGATTGTAATTGTCCGACCATTCGATGAGCGACGAGAGCGGTTTGTAACGAGCGAGATCTGCGCGAGGCATGAGCGACATCCTTAATCCACAAAACGGACAAAAGTGCCGGAGAATAATCTCAGGCACTATCGGCGCTGTGTCGCTCGATGGTGTTGAGGTGCAGGGGCGAGGTGTGAACTCGCCTCTGTACCGCCAAAGGGGTTTCGGCAAACCATCATTAGCCTATGCGATTGTGAATCAGCATTTGCGCTTCGAGGGCTTAACGTTTGCGCGGCTTGCCAGCGCCGGGGCGTTTGCCACCTTGGGAAGGCGTCGCCGGGAAATCGATCCCGCGTGCCGCCAGCGCTTCAGCCATGAGTATGCGCACCTTATCAACGGGCTTCAGGTCGTCTGCTGAATCGATAAAAGCGGCATCCACCGCTTTTATCTGATCTTCCGTTAGTTTGAGGCCGATGAGTTTCATGCTGCGTCCTGAGCGATTTCAATGAGGATTTCATCGCAGAAGATGGTCGCGTTCCAAGACTCGTTTGCAGACTCGCCGACGAGAACGATCAGCCCATCAGTGTTGCGGACAATTTGCGAATGGTTGAGCAGCCAATTGAGGGATTCTCGCTCGACCTTGCCGCTGTAAGCGCTGCAAACAAAATCGCTCTTCAATGAGGTGGACTGGGCGTTTTCAACGAACTTGGCGATCGGATTGCTGGATGTCATTTTGACCTTTACCTTTCACTCTTACGATGACCACATTATATCAAAGTTAACCTTGATAAGTCAACTATAAATGACCACAATCCCGCATAAGTGGGGTATGCATTCTCGGCATTAGAATCAAAACGACCCGGCGATGATGAGCGGGTGAATCGGTATTTGCGCTGCCACGCGTTTCGGTGATCAATCGCTCAGGACTTTATTTCATTACCGTTATGAAATAGTTATAGTCGAGTTAGTAATCTAGCTGAATTCGCACTGCCGCGGCATAATCGCGCCCCACTTAACAATCTTTACCCTACTAAGAGCATATCTATCGGAAAATAAAAAAAGCGTCACAGTGCATCAATGCACCCTGTAACGCTTTGTGGAGAGACAGCGAGACGGTATCTCGGCTGTCTTCTTGAGGGGTTCAAATAAACCCTGCTATATACGGATAAGGGGACAGACGAAATGAAACAAGATCGCATCACTGGACGTGACAGCGTGTATTTGCTTTCTCAGAAATTTGAAGCAAATAAACGAGAGTATAAATCCCCTGATTACAATGAAACAGAACTAAGAATTCAGTTTATAAATCCGTTTTTTGAAGCACTTGGATGGGATATTTCTGATAGCAGTGGACGTCATGAAGTTGTCCATGAAATAAATGTCGATGTTGTTGATAGGGGAAGAATTCGATCCAAGCGACCCGACTATGGGTTTCGGGTTCAAAACCAAACCAGATTCTTTGCCGAAGCAAAAAAACCATCTGTTGACCTCAAAAATAAATCAGAGCCAGCTTTCCAAATTCGGCGTTATGGGTGGTCTGCACGATTACCGGTTAGTGTATTAACTGATTTTGAAGAGTTTTCAATTTATGATTGTCGTATCCAACCATCAGAAAGTGACGCTGCTTCAAAAGCTCGGATGCGTTATTACACCCTCGATCAATATGCCGATGAATGGGATCAAATTTATGATCTTTTTTCATACGAAGCTGTACAAGCAAATCGCCTTGAACTATGGATTCAGGAAAGCAAGCCACGAGGAACTATAACCGTCGATGATGCATTCCTGAATGAAATGGAGCTTTGGCGAAAACTGCTTGCTGAAGATGTAGCTTTTCAAAACCAAGACCTAACTCGACGACAACTCAATATGGTAGTTCAAACAACGATAGATCGAATTGTATTTTTGAGGATATGCGAAGATCGAAATATTGAACCATATGGCCGACTACAAGATAATAGTCGAGGTACTCATATTTACGCAAATTTGCTGCAACTATTTCGGCAAGCAGATGCAAAATACAATTCAGGGTTGTTTCATTTTAATTACGAGACAGGGCGAGATGAACCCGATAATTTAACCCCGCACATTGTAATTAGCGACGACACACTTCAATACATTATAAGTAGACTTTACTACCCAAGCCCCTATGCTTTTGAAGTCATTCCGGCAGATATCCTCGGTCAAATCTATGAACGATTCCTCGGCAAGGTTATTGAACTTTCTGCGGGGGGTGGCGCACGAATTGAAGAGAAACCTGAGGTTAGGAAAGCCGGGGGGGTATTCTATACACCTACTTATATCGTCAATTACATCGTTGAAAACACCGTGGGCAAACTGGTCGGAAACAAAACCCCGGATGAAGTTTCTGGAATCAAAATACTAGACCCTGCATGTGGCTCAGGTTCATTTCTGCTTGGCGCATTTGAATACCTTATTGATTGGCATACCAAATGGTATATGTCACATGATCTCACCAAGCATGTAAATGCAAAGCGAATTCGAGCAGCTACCTCAACTACATCAGAAATTAGCGGTGGTGATCGCTTTGTGTATGTATTAACTACCGCCGAGAAAAAACGGATTTTAATCAACAACTTGTTTGGTGTGGATCTCGATCAACAAGCTGTCGAAGTCACAAAGCTTTCTCTGCTGTTGAAAGTTCTTGAAGGCGAGACATCCATCACCGCTCAGTCTGAACTGATTTCAGAAAGAGTGCTACCTAATCTCGAAAACAATATCCGGTGGGGAAATTCACTGATTTCACCAGATTTCTACATCGACAATAAATTACCTCTTGTGTTCGAGGATCATGAATTTACTAGTCGGATAAAGGTTTTTGATTGGTACAGCCCCAATAGTGGATTTGGCAATATATTATCTAATGGAGGATTCCATGCAGTGATAGGTAATCCGCCCTATGGGGCAAATTTCGATAAAGAGCAGGCAGATTACTATAAGAACCATTTCGATACATCCGTCGCTTATTTGGATACATATGTATTGTTTATTGAAAAAGCAATACAACTGCTTCGTGATCAAGGTCTCTTCGGCATGATAGTGCCATCTGGGTGGATAACTGCACCTAAAACTAAGAAACTGCGTGAGATATTTACAAAGAGATTTGCACCCCGTGTTTTTGCATCTTTACCTTACGATATTTTCAAAGATGCTTATATTGATACAGTAATTGTAGTGGGTGAAAAATTCAAAAGTGGGGTGACAATGCACGATCTAAACGAAGCCCCAGTGGACATTGTAAGTTTCCCAATGCGCTACAAAATCCAATCAAGCAAGGATTTTAAACAATTCTATTTGAAAGCGGATGCTCGCCAATGGCTCAATAATCCTAATATGGAATTTCTTATTACAAAATCGAATGAAGAAATTCTTCTGGTACAAAAACTTCAAGCTCGATTCGATATGATTTCCGATATCATGGATATTCAACGCGGTGTTACACCTTTCAATATACAGATTCAAAAACCTGAAATAAACCCGTTTCGCGCCTTTGATGGTACGGTTAGGCGATATTCCCTTATACATAAATCTCACTCATTCATTCGCTATGATGAAACGTTGGCTGAATACAAGCCCATACGCTACTTTCAAGGGGATCGCATATTACTTCGCGAAATTATAAGCAGACAGTTTCAAATCCAAGCCACTTATACTTCAGAGGATTTTATTACCAACAAATCAATGCAATCTCTTTTATTGAAAAATCATAATTACCACATCTTCTACATGCTGGGTATCCTAAACAGCAAGTTGATGTCATGGTATTTTCTGGCAACAAGTAGTGTCGGTCGTCGCGATGATTTTCCTAAAATTGTATTGAAGCAAACTCGAGAGCTTCCATTCAGAGCTATAAATTTCAATAACTCTACCGATAAAGCTCTTTACCAAAGAATCGTAACGCTCGTGGGGAAAATGCTTGATTACCAGAATCAATTAAGTGGTTCGGCATCTATCAATACCCCTACAATCAAAAGCGTCATTGAACAAATTGATAGAGAGATTGATGATGTGGTGTTCCAGCTATATGGACTTAATGAAACCGAAATTAATCTAATAAAATCGGCGACGCAGATTCAGTTTAGTAAAGCTAAGTAGTCAAAAAAAACACCTCGATGTGTCAAGGTGTTTTGTAGTACTTACTTCATCAATCGCCGTAGCAGGCGACGCCGTCCTTATCGCGATCCAGATGTGACCACTGCGCCGCTTCCACATCAGACAATCCCATGGAAACCGCCTCGGCACAGTTGGCCGGACGGCGTGTATTGCCGGATGATGCGCGCGGTTCGACAGGCGCTGCAGGCTGCGATTGCGCTGGAGCCTGTTGTGCCGGAGCGGGTTGGGCTGGAGCCGGACGCACATTCGTGACCAGTGAGCTATAAACGTAAGCCGTCCCACTCCCATAAACAACGCGATACCAAACTGGATTACCTGTCGATACGCTTTCACCCTGTGCGATTCCCGTCACCGTAAGGTTCGTGCCGATCTGCACCGTTCCTACCCGGTCACACGATGTTTCTGGGCAGCTTCGCAGGTTGGCCTGCCGTGTTGCGTAGTAAGTCGTTTCGGCGATGGCGTTCACGGTGGGTTGTGGCGGCGGGAGTGTCACCGGCAGCGGCGTCACGGTGGGTTCGGTTGTTGAGGTTGGGCGCGGTGTTTCGGTGATGGTCGCGGAAGGGGCGGCGGTAACTGCTGCGGCTATGACTTCTGGTTCCGGCGTCATCGTCGACGTAAAGATCATGGTGACCAAGCCGCTGGGTCGAGCCTCGGCAATACCAGATGTAGCCGTCACAATGATGATGTGCGGCGTCTGGCTCGGCAGTATGGCTAGCGTTGGCAGCGATGTTCCACCTCTGTTTCCTAACCCTCTAAAAACGCTTAACACTATGCCGATAAAAATGATGACTAAAAAGATTCTGACGCACCCCTTGAATAGCTTTCGCATAAAGACCTTCCAAATACCTATATGTTGCTTTCTTATTTTTTAACACCTTAAGTTAATATTTCGCTAGTGATATTGATCAACTGTTTGTGAATTCGTCATGAAGAGAAACAAAAGACCCGGTAATATCACCGGGTCGACGATCAAAACAACGAGCACACCTCGTCCTGCCCATCGGCCTTGCGCCCCTTACGCGCCTCGCCGCGCAGCAGGAAGAGCGTCGGCAGCCGGTGCTTCTTGGCGTCGAGCGGCGTCCGCGCCCCGCAGGTGATAATCTGCGCGATGTGGGCATGCACCCCCAACTGCGCCAGCAGCGCCGCCATCCCGCGCTGGATCTGTGGCAGCAGTTCCGCCGAGGTCACATCGCGGATGCCCACCACCTGCCCGCGATGAAACAGCCGGTAGTGGGTGAAGCCCACGTCGAGGTACAGATACTCCAGCCGCCACGGGCGCTGCACCAGCGCGTCATCCAGCCACATAAAGCGGATCATCGCTTCGAGGTCGGCAGATTGTCGGTCGCCGAAGGCCAGCATCATCGTTTGGCGCGGGCGCGGCTGCGCTCGGCGGTAGGGAACGGGGCGATGACGCGCCGCTGCCGGGATTGACCAGCGCTGCGGCGGCAGACCCGGATCGGGCGTGTCGAGCAGGCGCGGTTGGTGCGCGGCGGGTTCGTCGATCTGAAGCGTGGGCATCGGCAGCATCATCACCTCGTCGAAAACTAAAACGGTACCGAATCGGGATCAGGATCAGGCAGCGGCAGCGTCCAGTCCCAGAGCTGCTGTGCGCCGCGTGCCGGGATGGGCGTCTCGAAGATCTGCACGTTGGCGATCTGCCATGCGTAGCGGCCCGGCGCGAAGTTGCCGAAGTTTTCCTCATAGGGCGGGATGCGGCGGTCGATGCCGAACTGTGCCGCCACCGATTCTGCCCGCCACACCCCCACCAGATCGCACAGGCAGACCGCCGCGCCCAGCGGCAGCTTGGGGATGTCGTCCATCTTGAGGCCGTTCGCGTTCAGGGCGTGGATGAAGGCCTTGTCGCGCGGGTCGATTTGCGGCGGCGTCTTGCCCGCGTGGATCACCAGCTTTCCCCGGTAGGCCGTCTTCCAGCCGCGCGTTTCGAACATCTTGACGCCCAGCGCGAGCAGCTGCGCCCACGGCTGCAATACCGTCAGCGCCTTAACCGGCTCATTCATCGCTGCCGTCCTCTCGCACCGGCTGACCATCGGCAATCGCGGCGAGGACTTCGACCAGTACCAGCGCGTCATGTTCCGCCGAATGCCAGTCCTGCGCCATCCATCCCTCGAGGTGCAGTCTGGCCGCCACCTCTTGCAGCGACCGCAGCCGGTAGCCTTTGGCCGCCTCGTGCCATTCGCCGATGTACTGCGCCGCGATCCGCGCCACGTCAATCGTCGCCAGCGGCACGAGCAGCGGCAGCCCGCGCCGGTTGCATTCGCGGTTGAGGATGCCCATGTCGAAGGCCGCGTTGTAGGCCACAAGCAGCGCCCCATTGATGGCCGCGCTCAACTCGTCGTACAAGTCCTCGAACGGCTTGGCGTGTTCCAGCATCTCAGGCGTGATGCCGGTCACTTCAGCCGCCGAGCGTTCGTTGCGCTGCACCCGCAGCAGCTTTTCCGGATCGCGCGGGCGGACGCGGCTGTTGAAGAGCACAACGCCGTCCACGCCAACCACCGCGATCTCGACGACCTCGTCATCATCGAGCAGGCCGGTCGTCTCGGTGTCCAATGCCACCAGCGGATAATCCTCGCCGTTCACCAGCATGTCAGCCCATGACTGCGCCTGCTGCTTGTAGAGCGCGTGGTTGATGGTCTGCGGCTCGTCGGCCAGCGCGTGTTTGGGGCGCGGCTCAACGCTGAGCAGCCGCCACCATTTGCCGTCGTTTTCGAGCGTCACGCGGATCGGGTGCTGATACCACGTCTGCACCTCGTTCGGCTTCAACTCGGCGGGCGATGCGTAGCCGGCTTCCAGCAGCAGCCGCAGCGTGTCGCGCGTCAAGTCGGCGTCCTTGAAGATGTTGAAGTTGACGCCTTCGACCGTCTCGCAGCGCAGCATCAGCTTGCTGTTCTTGGTGCGGTCGCCGACGATCCGGACGATGTGATGATAGGGTTGCGCGTTCATGTTTGGTTTCCTTTTCTGGTTAACGATTCGATGCTCATGTGCGCGAGGTTTATTCCTCGCCCGCTTCTCTGGCCTGCCGGACGAAGGTTCGCCCGGCCAGCGTGATCCAATACAATCGCTGTCGATCATGGCGCTCGTGCAGGCCGCCACCGGCCAGCAGCCCCACGCGAACCAGTTCCCCGGCCGCGCGGACGCTGTGCTCTTCCCACGTGCCGAGCGAGAACGGCTCGCCGGGGAAGGCGATGTTCATCAGCCGCCGCTGCTCGTCCGTCAGGTCAGCCCACTTCAAATCAGTCGGTATGCTCATCACCGCTGTCCTTTCACACTACGATTCCACTTGTCGAGTTTCTGCTGCGCTTTCTCGGCGGCGCGGTCGAGCTTCTGCTGCTGTTGAGCGCGTTTCACGCTGCTGCGGTCTTCGGCGCTGATCGGCATGTCCGCGCCCACTGGCTTGGTCGGTTCGGGGTAGCCCGCGCTGCGTTTCGATCCATTGCGCACCAGATTGATCTGTCCGCGATAGCGCCAGTACAGCACGTCGATCAGCTGCACCTGCTTGTCCGTCAGTTCGGCGTCCGGTGTCCGGCTGCTCATGTCGCGGACGAAGCGCTTCTCGTAGCTGCCCGGTCGCATCACGCAGGTTCTCAGCGCCTGAAGCTTGAGGTACGTGATCTCGTTCATGGCTGCCCCTTTCGCTTCGCGATCTCTTCGGCAATGACGGTTTTGCTGATCTTCAGGATCGTCTCTAGTTTGCGCGACGACATTGCAATCGCGTCCGGGTTGGCGTCCAGATACGCATTCACCGCCGTCCGCGCGTCCATCCGCTTGGTGTAGCCCACGCCAAACCCGTGTCCGCTGTCTGTCCGCTGTCCGTCCGGAGCGGACACACTGGACGCTGCGGACAGCATCCGTCCGCTGTCTGCGGGCGGACGTTCGGCCTCGACGCGGACAGACACGCCCCAGCGCGCCTTCTCCCGCGACCACTGTTCGTTGAGCGCCGCCGCCCATTGATTCAACGCCGCCTGATACTCGTCCTCGACCCGCTTGCGCTGCTGCCGGTTGCGCAGCGTTTCCAGCGCGAGGATGTCGCCGCTGATGAAGGCCAGCGACGGCGCGCTGATGGCAACCGCCAGCGACACGACGATGTTCACGGCGCTTTGCGTATCGAGGCCGAACAGGCTCGGCAGTTCGATGCCGGCGTTCTTCAGCACCGTGTGGATGTTCGCCAGCAGCGTGATAGCGAAGGCCAGCGCCAGCCCGCGCTCGGCCTTTTTGCGGACACCTTCCACCCGCTGCTCGTCGAGGTTCAGCCGCGTCCGGAAGAAAGCGTAAGCGATGATCGCGCCTTCCAGCATGATGAACGCCGCCCAGCCGATCACGTCGCCGCCAAATTCGGCCACCGTCCGCGTGCCGGATACGATCACGGACGCGAAGGTCATGATCACCAGCGCGACGACCACGAACGAAATGTTCCAGCGCGGCAGGGCGGGCGGCTGCGGTCGCGGGGTGCGCGCCTCGAACATTGACACGAACGCGGCATAAGCGGCGTTGTGCTTGGCGGCCAGCTCGTCGTACAGGCCGAGGTTCAACTCACCGCTCATCGGCTCACCTTTCCGTTCAGCGGGGCGATCTGGGCGCGGATGCCCGCGCGGATCTGCTCGCGCAGGTCGAGCGTGTCGACGATCTGGCGTTGATGCACCACGCGCCGTTTCCGCTTTTCGGCCTTCTGCTTGCGCCGCTTCAACTGCGCCTCGGCTTCGGCAGCCGCCTTCGGTAGGATCGAGATGCCGCGCACTGTGATCGTGCGCGACTTGCCCTCGGCGTAGTCGATCCAGCCGAGTGCCTTCATCAGCCGCAGGTAGTGGCTGACCACCGAGGTGGACGAGATTCCGGCCATCTGCATGATGTCGCGCAGGCTCGGCGGGTAACCGTTCTGCTCGATGTAGGCGGCGATCTGGTCGCGGATGACTGCCATGCGGTCGCGCGTTTCTGGTTGGATACCTTTCATGGTTTCATATTCCTTTCTTGATGATTGGCTTCGAGGGTGGGCGCGAGGGGTGCGATGATGGCCTGAATCTCGCGCATGGCTTCGGACGTGAACACGTCCCCGTCTTGCCAGTTCGCGACCACCGTCGCGATCTTCAGCAGCGCGTCTTCGGCGACGATCCGCCCATTCAGGTGCGTCAGTGCTTCCTGCTGCATTTGCAGCGCGTTGGCCTGTAACTCACGGATCAACGTCAATGTGCTCAACATGGCAGTCCTTTCTAAAACAGCTTGCGAACGGTAGGCGCGGCGCTCAACGCGCGCAGATGCTCGACCAGCACCTCGCCATGACAGCGGCGCGGGTAGCACCAGCACACCAGCGTCATGCCGTGCAGTTCCGGCAGCCGCTCACGCAGCGCGGCCTGCTGCGGCTCATCAAGCCAGTTGTCGTACAGGTCGAGCACGTCGATCCGGGCGTCGTCGGTGTCTTCGCTAATCCGGAACGGGTTCCCCCAGACCGAACCCGGCAGGCCGAAACGCGGCATCGCGCGGCCAATGTAGACCAGCCCCGGTTTCGTCCAGCGCTGCGCCTTCCGATCCCAGAACTGCGACACCGTGTTCCAGTGCGCGAGCGTGGCGGGCGGCGGCGCTTCTGCGGGCGCGGGCTGCTGCGTCAGTTCGGCGAAGGCGCAGGCGAGCGATGCGTCCCGCAGTTCGCGGAACCGTGCCAGCTCGGCGGCGATCTCGTGGATGTCGTAGCCGTACCATTCGCACATCTGCCGCGCCACCGCCCACTTGTCGCTGTTCAGTTCCTCGTCGCTGATGCGGTAGCTGCTCACGGCTGCACCGCCTTCCGTGGTCGTCCTAATGGCTTTGGCTGCACGCCTTCGCGGCTCTTGCGGTAGCGTGCACGTCTGTATTCGCTGTAGTGTTGGAAACAGTAATCCTGAATCGTTCGCCCAGTCACATATCGAGGTTGCCCGCATTTCGGACACAACAATTTTTCCCCGGCAAGCAAACGCTTATATTCTTGCTTCCGCCGTTTTCGGTGCTGCTTTCGGCCTCGGACGCGATAGCAGGACAGGCAGTAGGCGATGGCACGTCCGCTTTTCCTCACGTAAACCGGGAACTTATGGCATCGTGCGCATAACCGGTCATGCCGCCGTTGATTGATGTTGAGTTCGTAGCGACGTTTGTATATCTTTGACACACATGATTTACAGTATCCCGCGCTCTTCCCACTGGCTGAATGATGCACCGGCTCGCAGCCACACCGAGGGCAGATGCCATCCGACCGGCGACGGGGCTTTAGATACGCCTTGTAGGCTTTCTCGCCGCGCAGCGTGATTTTGTAGCGTGTGCCAGTCTCGTGCTCGCTCTTGAAGATCAGATCGCGCTCGAACAGTGCGCGCGTGGTGCGCGGATCAACGCCATCGAGTTCGATCCAAAGTGCGTCCGCTTGTTTCGCCGCCATCAGCCGCCCCAGCACGTCGTGCTGCTTCTTGGACATCGGCGGGTAGTTTTGCAGTTTGCGCTGCCAGTTCTCGTCGCTCATTCTCACGATCCTTTCAACACGTCAGCGATCTTGCGTTCCAGCTTCTGCCGCCTCGACCGGCGCTGCACGGCGGTGTTGTAGCCGGGGTTGGCGGCGCGGAATTTCCGGCTCGCGATGCGACCTTTTTCCCGCACCACTGGACGATTGCGAACCCGATAGGAAAACTGCTTCAGCGTGTCGCATGACTTGCAGCAGGACATCAAACCGTCGCGCTTGCTGCGGCTCTTGTGGAACGCGTCCCTCGGCAGGATGCGGTCACACTTCGCGCAGTATTTCTCGTGCGCTTCCAGCGGTCGCGGCGGCTGCGGTCGCGGTTTCTGGTGGCGGTTCACGCGCGCCCACTCGCGCTGGTAGTCGCGGTAACAGTCCGCGCACAGGCAGCGTCCGGGTTTGCGCGGCGCGGTCTTGCAGCGGGTGCAGTAGGCCTCAGCCATGATCCACCTCACCTTTTTCAAGCCGTGCCTTGTAGCGCCGCCACCGCCAGATGTCGCGCCGTTCCTGCTCGCTTTCGGCCGGGAAGATGACCGTCGCCTTCGGCTTGGCATACGGCATCTGCCGCCATTCGACGCCGTTCATGGCCTGCCGGATTCGCTCGGCCTCTTCGGGCGAGATCTCGAACCATGCGCCGCTGCGTCCTGCGGCGTAGAAACGCTGCTTGGTCATCAGAACGCCTCGCCTTCCGGCTGCTGCAAGTTGCGCAGCACCGCGCCGCCGAGCGGAACCCAGTGCGCCATCGCGAACAGGACGCTGGTGGTGCGCGTTCCCCACTGCATTTCCAACTCGGTCTGGGTGGCGTTGCAGGTGATGATGGTCGGCAGCGCGTTCCCGTAGCGGTAGCGGATGACGTTCTCGACCACTTCCTGCCGCCACTCGCCGGTCAGCGCGAGGTTGAATTCGTCCAGCACCAAGCGCGGCGACTGCTTGACGATGCTCACCAAGTCGCGGCCTTCAGGCGTCAGCGCATCGCTGTTCTTGCCGAAGGTGGCCTTCACCGACTCGATGAAATCCTGCGTCCGGATGTAGAGCACCGGCTTGCGCTGCTCGATCAGCGCGTTGACGATGGCCGCCGCCAGACCGGTCTTGCCGACACCGGGCGGCCCTTGCAGCACGAGCGAGCGGCGCGTGACCTCGACGCCCTGCCATTCGCGGCCGGCCATCCGGTGCGCGGTGGTCAGGCTCACGCTGTGGTCGGCGCTGTTGACGAAAAGCTGCGCGCAGGCCAGCGCCAAGCCTTTCCCCTGTCGCACAGCCTTCGGCAGCCGCGCCCATGTCTCGAAGGTCAGGTGCTGGTACTCGGCGGGCAGCTCGGCTTCGACCAGCCGCGCGCGCCACTGACGCTCGAACAACGCGCGACCTTTGGTGCAGTCCGGGCAGGGGAACATCCGGCCGAAGCGTTCGTCGCCATACGGCACGTCATACTTGATCTGCCCCAAGTCGAGGCAGCTTGGGCATTCGACCGGCAGCGTGGGCGGCGACGGTTCCCACTCGCCGATCTCGTCGAGCGCCGCTTGCAGGTTGCGCGGCAGGGCATCACGGATGTTCACGATGCGTTGACCTCCTTACTCAGGCGAGCGCGGTAGTCGGCTCGCCACGCGTCCATTGCAGCCGGGTCGGTGATTCCCTTCGAAGCGACCTCGGCGAGGTAGGCTTGAATTTCGGCCTCGTCCATGGGGTCATCGAGCGGCACCGACGCGACCGGCGTGGTGGGGGGTGCAGCGGGGGTTTGGGGCGCGCGGCGTTTGCTGCTCGCCCAGATGCGCCAGTGCTCGACGAACGACACGAAATCCATCGGCGGGTGTGCGCCTTTGTGCGTCTTCGGCCACTCGCTGAAGAACAGCTTGATGTGCTCAGGCGTCGCCGGCGCGGAAATGAAGCCGACTTTGCGCGCGCCGCGGCCTTCGGATTTGCCTTCGAGCCAGCTTGAGATCATGCCGATGCGCCCGCCTTCGGCGTTCGGGTCATCGATCCCGAAGGCGTCGGCCACCGCATCGAACATCACATTGCGCGCGCGGGGTTTCTTTTCGCGCGGCTTCTGCGCCGGCTTTTCATCCGGTGGTGTGGTTTCACCCTCTGCGCCAACCGGCGCAGGAAAGGTATCTGAAGGAGTCTCTGTACTCTCTGAAGGAGTCTTTGAAGAATCATCGGGCAAATTTTTCCTCATGATGAGGAAGTTTTTTCCTGATGGTTCATGAGGAAAATTTTTCCGCATGGTGTGGAAAAAATTTCCCCATGCCTCGTAGTCAATCGTGTACCATTTGCGCCGGTCAGAGGGGTTCTTCACCCCCTGCCGCGAGATGACAACCTTCTCGTTGCTTTCGAGTTCGAGGAAGATGGTTCGGATCGTGCGCTCGGTCAGCCACGGGAAGAACTCGTGCCATTCGCTGTACGAGTTGTAGACCCACCAGCGCCCGTCGACGAAGGTGTATTGGTTCTTGGCCGTCTTCTGGCCGTTGAGCAGGAAGTGTGTTTGTTGCAGCACCACCGCTTTGTTGATGCCCAAGATCCGCGCCAGCGTCGGATAGACTAGCATCGGCGGTTCATCAATCAGGCCGGGTGCGTGATGTCGTTCGTTCATGGGTCGATATCCAGTATTCGTTGAATCAGATCGTCGGTATTGAGGTCTGGGAAGCGCTCGGCCAGCGTGTTTCGTGCGCAGGTTCCGTACATGAAACCGTCCGGGAAGCGGTAGCGCTGGATGAGCGTGATCGGCGCGCGCGTCAGGTACAGCGGCGGATGGTCGGCGACGGTGTGGGCGCTCAGGCCGATGAAGCGGCTGATGTCCTTGGTGGTCATCATCAGGTCTTCGCGCTCGATCAGGTACTTGAGCAGCGTGATATGCCAGCGGTACTGGTTGCCTTTCACGATGTCGCGCAGCATCGCCTCGAACATGCGCTGCTGTTTGCGGATGCCTGCGTCGGTCACATCCGGCAGCGGCGCGGCGTTCGGGATCGACGGCGCAGGCAGCGGCTTCAGCGGCTGGCTGAGCAGCAGCGCGATGACCCACGTTTGCGCGCTCACACGCGCCAGCAGATCCGGATCGGGACTCGGCGCGGCCGGGGCAGGGGGCGCAGCGGGTTCGGGGGCAGGGGCGTCGGCCTTCGCTGCGGCCTTGCGCGGCTTGGGCGACAGCTGCCGCAGCAGGTCATCCATCACCGCGCTGCTCAGCGCCTTCAGCGGCGGCAGCTCGACGACGGCTGCCGAACCGGGTGTCGTCGCCACGTGCAGCGTGTGGCGGCGGCGGATGTGGGTCAGGTCGAACTGTGCCGATCCGGCCTGCTGCCACTTCACGATGGCCTGCCCGACATGCAGCGTGCGGAAGTCTTTCACGCCCGCGTTCATGAACTTCGGCAGCAGCCCGCGGTAGGCGGCCTCGTCATGCTGGATGTTGATGCGGTGCAGGAACATGTAGTCGCATTCCGCCAGCAGATCCTTGTTGATCTTGCTGGTGCGCTGCGACGCCATGATGACGGTGAAGCCGAACTTACGCCCCTCGGCGGCGAACTGCCGCAGCTGGTCGAGCGCTTCGGTCTTGCTGCGCTGCGGGATGAAGTTGTGCGCCTCTTCCAGCACCACCCAGTAAGGGCGGTTGTAGGCCTTGTTGATTTCCCACAGCGCCTCGCAGTAGTTGAGCACGAAACTGGTGCGCTCGTGTTCGTCCATGTAAAGCATGTTGACGATCACCGGGATGCGCTGGTGAAACACCTTCTCGGCCAGCACTGCCGCCTGACCGGGCCGCACTTCCAGCGCCACCGGTGGCGAGCGCCGGCGCACGGTCGCGTCCTCTACGGCGGGGGCGTTCACCCCCACCCGCAGGAACGGAAACTTTTCGCACAATCCCCAATACTCGTCGTGAATATCGAAGATCACGCCGGGAATCGCGTTCACGATTTCCTCGACCAGCACCGCGACACAGTTGCTCTTGCCGCTGCCGCTGCTGCCGAGGACGGCCACCCGCGTCCCGATCAGGTGGCCGAGTTCGATATGCAGTTTGCTTTCGGCGTCAATATTGATCATCGTCGCCTCGGAAGGGTTCGCCGATTTCGTCGAGGATGATGTCGCGGATCAGGCTTCGCAGCGCCTTGGCGAGCTTCTCTTCGGGCGTCGGTTCAGGGGTGGGTTTGCTCTCAACTTCTGGGCGTCGGCTGAGCCAGACGTTGTACCGATCCATTTCCGCCGCGTAGTGCTCGTCCAACTGGTCGAGCAGATCGGCGAGTTCGGCCTGTTTCACGGTCCAGTCGCTGTCAATCCCCTTGCC